GTTTCTTCCAACGTTACTTTAGGCATAAATCACCTGATTTCCTTGTTGGGGTTAAGCCGCGAGAGATTCGACGGCGGTGCTCAATTGACCTGTAGCCGCAACAGTGGTCGTGAACTTGATCCGCTTGGCATAACGCGTCGGCTGGATAATGTAGACCAATGCAACGTCTCCGTTTGCAATCTGCGCCGGAGGGTTGGTATTTTTGTCGCAGTAGACTTTCGCGTAATACAAACCGCGTTTGCCTTTGATCGGGTTAACGATCCGCTCAACAATACCGCGCAGCTGCGCCCACAAGAATTCGTCGTTAGGATCGAACAGGCCGACCAGAACGTCATATTTTGCGGTGGTTTCGATCAAGTTGATCAGACGGCGCACGTTGATATCCTGCAACGCCGATTTGGTCGATTGCAAGGTCTGTGCACCCCACACGCAATAACCGTAACCGGCTTGCTTGTGGATCATGTTGATCTGGTTTTGATCCAGAATATTTCGTTCCGGCAACGAATATTTGTGACGCACACCGTTGATTTCGGTAATGACGCCACGGATCACACCAGCCGGTGCCCAAAACACATCGCGCATTTGGTCACTCTGTGCGAACACAGCGGCCACTGCGCCAGATGGCGGCACGTAGACTTCTTGGTTGTCGTCGGTAACTTCCAGAATATCCGAGCAATAAATCGCTGCGAAACTGGTGTTGGTGTTCAGCACGTTACGACGGTGATTTACCGCACGGGTAACGGTTTGCTGATCCGACGGAATGTCGAGGATTGCGAAGCAGTCACGGCGGGCCTCGGCCAGCGCGATCATGGCTTGCTGCACCCCAGCATCGGAATAACCCGCGTTGATCAGAATACGAATTTCGTAATCGTCTTCGTTCGCGAATTCGTCCCAACCGCTGATGATATCGCCGTTGGTTGCGGCGCGGCCATTGTCACCGTAAGACAAATCAACCTGCACAATGGCGTTGATCAGTCGTTTGGCACCTTTAGACGCCACGTATTCCGGGTGGTTTTCGTTGACCATGAAACGCACACGCGATTCCATGTTTTCCAACTGGTACGCGATGGACAGTTGGCGGTTTTGACCGTCTACTTTTTCGCGCAAAGTGCCACGGTAAGTTTCTACCGGAACGCTCATGTTGGTTTCGAAAACTTGGAGAACGAAAATCTCGTTTTCCACGTCGTTCGGATCGGGGTACATCAGCACGCGCAGCTGGTTGTTCCAGTCGCCGGGGTTCGATCCGTAGATAAACCCGATTTCGTCTGGCAGTTGGTTATGCTCGGTTGCCGGGTCCAAATAGCCTTGAGTTGCAGCTTTCGGAACCGAGAAACCGTTTTCAGTTTTGACCGCCGCGTTACCGTAATTCGCTCCGGTATCAACGCGAAGGGTCCACAAACGTTGTGCTTTTTTCAGGAAGCGTTCAGCCGCAAAGTGGCCGAAGGTAAGCGATGCATCCCGCAGGCCATAATTGGCCCGGAATTCCGCAACGCTGGTGCTCAGTACAGGAACACCAACGCGACCGCGATTCGATTCACTTACCATTGCCCCTGTGGTTGGGTAAGTCGAGGAAGCCGATTGCGAATTATCGACTTCGCCGCCATACACACCCGCCGACGTGTTACTGCCGTTTTGAAGGGTCATTGGACAATCTCCAGTAATCTCCCAAAAGGTTTCGGGATTACTATTAAATTACGCTTTTATCAAAGTAATGCGAGTCACTTTATCGGCCATCAGTTTAATGGTCCCGGCAAAGGAACCATTCAGCATGAATTGACCGTTAACCCGGAAGCGTACAGGTGCGCTCTGTAGCTCTTCGTCCGGTGTTGGAACAATTACCGGAATTTCTGGTGCAGGAGGTGCCACCAATTCCAGCTGTTTCGTTACGGTCTGCCCACCTGCCGTGTATTCAACGGTCACAGGCTGGCCGGGCAGTCCGTATTGATAGAACGATTCAAATTGCGCAGTGTATTTGCCCGAATATGCGAAGGTCGCAGTCAACGGGAAATACAGCACGGCGCCGCTCACCTGATTGCGCAGAGTAAGACGCGGATTATCCGACATGTTTGGATCAGTAACCGTGACCGTAAACGGTTCAACGATATTGACCTGCGTTTGCACATCGAGCGCAGGCACCACGTTGGAACGAACCGTGATTTCGTGCACGATACTTTGCGGGTCGCCGTGGATATCTTTGCCAACCGTTACCAGCTGGAAAACATCACCATCGTCAGCAGCAAACGACGTTGGCGAATCCACATAACCAACTTCGATTGGCACCATTTGCGCATGGGTAACTTGCAGCGTGGAACCCGAACGCAGGTTGGTGATTTGCGTGTGCGGCGTGGATGGATTTTTCACCCGGAAATTGATGAATTTCCCGAACGGTACAGAAGCGGGTGCTTCAAACGAAGTGGGAACGAAATCGAGGGTAACAACCTGTTCTGCCGTCACGACCTGCGAGTGTCCCGAAGCGCCATAAGCCTCTTCGTATTTGAAACTCAAAATGTCGTTTTCTTGGCAGTACATCACCTGATCGAAATCTTCACCTTGGGCCACGTTGTTTTGCGTCACAAGGAAACCCGAATAGAGTCCTTGCGTAACGCGCTGCAACACCACCTCTTCAGTTTCCCCGGTGCGCATGTTCATTGCTTGAATGGTCAGCGGTGCCGAAGTGAAAATATCAAGGTCTTTCACCGTCACGGAAACGAAGCGACCGGCGTCTGCTTTGCCAATCTCGATTTCCGCGTCGTGGAAGATTTGTTCGGTGCGCACTTCCGGTTCTGGAATCGAACCAAAACTCACCAATTCCATTTCGATTTCGTGCGGACACTGGATCGAAACGATGTTGTGCACGTCTTTGATTGTGTACGGATTATCCGGTCCAATCGTGATATCTTTTTGCTCCAGCGTACTCTCCGTTACCTTGGTGGCCACGCTGAAACTGTTGACGCCGGTTTTCCGGGTATTGTCCACCAGAAATTGCCGCACTTCGGTAACGATGGTGCGTTGTGGTGGCCGGTAAACATTGAAAGGTTTCATACATCATCCGCCGTTTTGAGTGTTGTGGTTTCTTCGTCCACGACTTCACCGTCTGGATTGACGACAACGGCATGGAATTCCACGGCCCCAGCGTTGTTAACTTTCGAGATTTTCTTCTCGACGCCGGTCCACGTACTGCTGGTGCAAGAAATCACAAGGTCGAACGCTTCAGGATCGGCCTCATTATCTTTATCTGCACGCGGTATTGGGATTTCTGTCATGTCGGCCTTGATTTCAAGGAACGAACTTGCGTTGCCGGTTGTGATGCGCACGTTTAGCACCTTGGAATCGAAGAGGATCAGGGCCTCTCCAATAAACCGGATCGCATCGAAATAATCGTTGGTCACGTAATGAAATTCGTATTTCAACGTGATCGGGAAATAGTGCAGCCGCGTTAGCGTACTGTTGGAACCATCGAGCACGTGACCAATGCCACGCCGTTTCAGCGTAGGGCCTAGCAGGTGCGCTTCAGCCTTTGCGATACTGGTCATGGAAACGTAAGCATAGGGATAGCTCGGCTCCATTTGGGCACGTAGCATTTGCTTTACGTCGTTGTTGTGCACGAATGGCAAATCTTTCAGCTTAAAAAAGCGTTTCAAGCTGGCGCGGATTGCAGCAAACGCAGTGAACAAATGCGTCTGCTTGAAACTGGTGTTGCCGATCAGGTCGCGCTTCAGCATCGCTTCACGGATCTTTTCCCGTTGCTGCGTATCAGTCATGTTTTTCGTCTCCAGAAAACAAAAAAGGCCGTCGTGATTTCTCACAGCGGCCTTTTCGTTACAGCTTGATCCTGATACGGCCCGGAATTAGCGGTTCACTCGCCCCGGCAGGTTCACGGGAAACCAAAGATTCTTCATCAAGGGGTTCCAGATCAACCGAAGCAAAAGCCGATAGTTGTGGATCGACGATAATTGTTTCACCGTCTTCCAGATACTGCTTTTGTGCGTATACAGCGGAAGCCAAACCAACAATTTGTTGGAGGGCCACGCTATCAGTTCCATGCAATGAAGGATTCATGGAATTTTCCGAATTTGGAGCAGTACCAAACTTGGTGGTCGTTGGGGAAGTTGTTTCAACGTAACTGGTAAAACTATCCAGTCCGTCTACTTGCCCCTCGGTGCTACCTTCGGCGGTTCCCGCCTGACAACCATCAGCGCTCAGGATACCCGGAGCGCATGACAGAGTTGGCATCAGCGAACTGTTCAGAACCGAAGAAAACTCAGGGCATGCGCAGGCCTGTTTAAGCACCTGCACCGCCAATTCGTCTCTTCCGTTTTTGCAACAAATTGCCGCAAGTGAAAGCAGAGCCTGAATGTCCATCATTAAATCTCCAAAAGTTTCTAACACTAACCGGATTAAAAGGGGCGCTCCTTTCAACCCGGAAAGTGCGGAGATTTATTAGCGAACCAGACGCTTACCTTTCACCACGGAGCGGTTGTTGGCCAGAACGAACGAGAACGCTTCGGACAGCATCCAGCCTTTGGCGGTCGAACCTTCGTGCGCGTAGTCAACCGGGCGGGATTGGATACCACCGCGAGTCGAGTAGGCAGCGTGGTGCTCAGGGCTGGCAACAACGTAAATTTCGCCGCGTTCCAGAACTTTCTGGTTCGGTGCACGGAAACCGTCGGTCAGCAGTTGCAGGCCGACCAGCGTACCGAGTTGACCATTCAGGGCCAGATCGTATTTGGTGATCGGGTCCAGCATGGTGGCGAAATCGTTGGAACCGATGATATCGGCCCAGTAATCGTTGCTGATGATCGCGGTGGTGGCTGGCAGGTTCCAGTCGGTAACAGCGGTGCGCAGACGACCGAGGTTTTTGGTGGTCAGTTCGCCAGCGATGTATTCCAGTGGGTTCATCATGCCCACGGTGGCATCGGCAGCTTTTTTCCACAGGCGGTCTTCTTGAACCATGATGGATTGCAGCGCGTCGTTATACGCGTGCTCCAGCAGGTCGCCGGAAACCTGTTCCATGTCGAGTGCGTTCACGCGAACGTTCGCGATGATTTCGAACTCAGCTGGCAGGAATTGGCGAGCGCGAATGTTCTGGTAGCCCACGCCAGCAGGACCGGTGGCAACTACTGCCATCGAATCGTGCGGAGGCATTGGAACGCGCTGCACTTCGCCTTGACGCAGGGTGTTACCTTGCGAAAGTTTGCGCAGGAAACCATCACGCTCGCTTTGCTCGTAAACCTGTTGGGCAATGTTGGCGCCCAGTGCTTTCCAGTTGTCATCGGAAGCCATGGCTTCGCGCATGATTTCGCGGCGATCATCGCTGGACGAAGCGATAGCCATCTGGCTTTGTTCTGGAACGATCAGGCCATTGCCCACTGCTTCCATCAGACGGCCAATTTGCATGGCGAGGTCTTTGGTGGACGAAGCGTTAAATTCGCCGGTCGAACGGGACAGGGCCAGTTCACCACCTTTCGAATAGCGCAGTTCTTCCAGCGGGCTACCGTCTTTCAGAACCATGCGTGCGCCGGTCAGTTTGTTCAACATGTGTATTTCTCCAGAAATTTAAACGAAAGCGCCGGATTAGGCGTTGGTGATTTTGACGACCAGCGGACCGTAAGACGCGGCGTCTTCGACCGGAGTTTGCAGCACGATAACGGTTTGCACGGTTTCACCGTTGCCGGTGGTGGTGAACTTGCCGTCAACGCCCAGTTTTGGCTTGATCACGTTGGACCAGTCAGCAGCGGCGTCGTAGAAAGTGGTGGCCACGGATTCGGCGCGGGTCAGAACGGCGATGCGCTCCAGTTCCGAGGAAGACAGGCCGCCGATTGGCGCGTCACCACGGATGGTTTTGGCTTCGGAAACCAGCGGTTCGTACATGAATTGCACGAACAATTCTTTGCCCTGATCACCAGCAACGGCAGGGGTGCCGCCGTTTTCCGGGGTGCCGGTGAAGAAGTACAGTTTCGAACCGACGCTCTGCACTTTGCCTTCGACTGGGGCGCTGGCGGAAACTTCGAGAACGTCGCCGTCAACTTTCACCAGAATTTGGCCGTTCAGTGGAACGCGGGCCAGATCAACCACGCCGCTTTCTGGAACAACCACGCCGGAAACGATTTTCGGCAGGAAGGAAGGCGGGGTGTTACGGTTGACCGAAATACCGGCGAAGATTTCGCCAGCAACGCCCTGCGATGGACGAACGTAGGTGCGACCGGCAACTTTCGAGTAGACCAGTGCTTGGCCGTCTTCGCGCAGATCCAGACCCGGTTCAACATCGCGGAATTCGGTGTTGAAAGTGCGAGTGTATTTATCAACGATCATTTGGAATTTCTCCGATTAGCGGAACAGTTTCAAGCCTTGCAGCTTGCTTTGGAAGTTGGAAGGTTGCGACTGCTGCGCCGAAGCGGTTGCGAGTTCGCTTTCCTGTTTTTGCACTTGTGCAGGAGTTTGCACCGGACGGCCCATCGACATTGCCGAAGACGCGGTAGCAACCACATTTTTCGGTTCGATTTGGGTTACAGCGACCGCCATCTGATTCTGAATTACTTCGTCGTATTTCAGGATCTCACCAGCTTTAGCCAGAATGGCAGCGTGGTATTCCGGCGAGTTTTCGATGAATGCGCGTTGCAGCATTTCTTCCGCGCCCTGAATGCCGATGGATTCCAGCGAACTGGCCAAAGCGGTCATGATCGGGTTTTGCGTATCGCGGAAATAACCGGTATTGATACCGTGCGCGGCGGTGGCCAGTGCGCGGTTCATACGGTCGCCCAGCGTTTGCTGGTCACGGGCGCTGGCTTCGGCCAGTTGGGTGCCTTGATCGGCTACTTGAGTAGCGATTTGTTCGGCCACAACTTGATCGATTTGCAGAACCGGTTTGATTTCTTCGAAACGCAGTTGAGTCAGCGCGGCTTGCACACCTTGTTCCGAGGCAACGGCAGTGAAAGCACGGCCAAACGACGGATCAGCGAAAGTGGCAGGGTTTTCCGAAGCCGATGCAACAGCTTTTGCGAAAGGAATGCCGTTGTGGAATGCCATCCAAGTAGGTTCGCCTTGAACGTTACCTACATAATTAACATCAACAGATTTTCCTTTCATGTCGTTGGCTGCGATGGAAACGAAAGAGGCTTGGATTTCCACCGGGGCCGCTTCGGTTTGCTGTGCAGTTTGTTCGACATTTGCAGTTTCCACGTTGGTGGTTTCTGCGGCGCCGGTTTGTTCAGCGTTGGCAACGGCAGTTTCCTGTACGTTGGCAGCTGTTTGTTCGGCGTTTTCGGTTTGTTCTTGAGTTTCTTGCTCGGTCGCGCTGGCGGTAGCCATTTCTGGTTTTACCTTTTTACGAACGCCACCTTTTTTCGCTGGTTTGTCAGCGGCGGCGAGGCCCAAAGACAGGTCATCGTCGTCCTCTTCTTCGAGGTCGTCGTCTTCCTCTTCTTCCTCTTCGTCGTCTTCCTCTTCGTCGTCTTCAGATTCTTCATCTTCGTCGTCGAATTCTTCGTCGTCTTCTTCCTCTTCTTCATCATCGGAGGCAGTAGCGGCGAAATCAGCAGAAGCAACAGCTTTTTGTTCATCGCTGAACTCTTCTTCAGGATCTACAAGACCCATCGAAGTTACAGGGCAGAAAATTGCCTTGTCGCTGTTGGAGACGATGTGCATTTCCGGGCCGTCATCGCTGGCAGTTACCAGATAATGCACTTTCAGTTTGCCGTTTTCGGCGCTGGAAGCTACGGCCAGTTGTGGCACATAGTTTTCAACGGCTTCAGCAGCGGTTGCACGGAAAATGTCGAAGTTCACAGGCTGGTTCGAAACCACCGTGTGATCAACGCATTGTGCGGCGAAAGTCTCGCAGTTACCGCTGGCCAGTGCGCGGAAAGCTTCGATAGCTTCAGCACGCGTGGCAGCAACAGCAACCAGCATTTCTTTCGGTTGTGGTTTGTTTTTCAAGTCGGCGTCTTCCATTTTGGGGAGGTCGGAAGCGCAAGCCGGGCATTTATCCAACAGTTCAATACTGTCTGCGATAACGTGAGCGCCGCAACCCGAGGAACAAGCCTGATAGAATGCGTCCATATCGCCATCGGCGGATGCGGTCGCTACCATTTCGTGCTTTTCGTCTTCCGGCACGGCCACCATTTCTTCCCCGTCAACGGGGTTCAATAGTTGCATATCGGTGTTGGCGGTAGCGATGGCAAATTCACCATCCTTGCTTTCCAAAACACGATATTCGCCGGAAGCAACGGCACTGAATTGCTCTACTGCTTGCTCTTGGTTGTCAGCCATAACGACGATGCCGCGCAGGCGCGAATTTCGTTTCGACATGGTTCACTCCATTAAGAGTTCGTGGGCTTTCACCTCACATTAAAAAATTACAAAGTTCAGAATTACAGCAATTTCAGCAGCAGCCCACGGACCTTCCGGCAAATGGCCTGCACCGAATGGTGTGCCGTATAACCTTCATAATTCGTGAGTTCGCCATTAATATTCGTTTCACCCTCATACCACCAATTCGTTTCTTCGCGGGTAAACCGAATAAATCCCGAACCCATATCAGAAACAAAATCGACGCGAGCGCTGTGATGCGGTTTGCCGTCCCCTTCTACGTCGTATTCAACCTTGCATTTGATCAGACCCTTTCGGATTTCTTGGATGCTGAACAAATGGTGCTTGAGCGACAATGGATCAAAGGTTTTAGGCAGATGCATTTCAGTTAATGGCGAGGCTGCTAAAGCAATCATCATTTCCATAGCAGTCTCCTTGGAGCTACAGGTTTAAATTAGGGCAAACAGAAATTTTGGGCAAAAAAAAGCCCACTCAGGCGGGGGAACCTGAATGGGCTTAAATGCTGTGACATAAAGAGATAAAGCTAGCCTACCCTCGTAGACTATGAATAAATTAGCGACCTTTTACAAACTGCATATCCAGCACGAATGCTTCGTTTGCCGCCTGTTCGGCCAAAGTCAATTGGCCTTGGGTACGGCGTGGATTGCAGCACATAAAGCAGCCCGAACGCCCGCAATTAAATGCATTGCGTTTTGCCCACTTATTGGAGGGCTTAATACGGTCAGATGCGTGCGGATAGTTATTCCAATCTTTCACGTGCTTTGCAATCACGCGATTACGATTAGAAATACGCTGCTGTTTCGCCAGTTTATCAAACGACATGATGTAGCCTCTACAGCGATGCCCGCCCCGGTATTGGAACGGGCTATCGTGTGTAGGCTTTAAATGTCTGGACGTTCGTCATTCATAAAACACCTTTTAGATATCGGGGCGAACGTCTTTTGGTGTGGCAATCACGCCAACGCCCGGACCCTGTTTGATACCGAGTTTCTCAGCACGTTCGCGGGCGGCTTTTGCTTTGCGATACATGATCAGAATTTCAGCCATTTTGTGTTCCCTGCTAGATGGATTTTGGATCAAGGATAATATCCCCGATTGCGCTAACATACGACGGATCACCGTAGCCCTGTTTGTAGCCGTCAACGCCCGAACGCCCACCCACATATTCCAGCAACGACAATTCGTAACCGGTAATGTTTTGGCAGCGACGATAAACCAGATTGCCATTAGGCATTTGATACGTTGGTTTGCGCGGGCGAGTGTGCGAACACGGATTGCCAACGCCTTTACCGGCCACATGGCCGCAAACCGAACAGGTATAACGGTTGTACAGCATGCCCATGGAATAGGTATTCAAAACCCGATCCAAAACCAATTGGCAACGCTTAGGATCAAGGGTGCGATCCAGTGCCCCGAGCATTACCAGTTTTTGAATGTTTTTAAACCGGGTTGGGCGCAGGTACGAACCGAGAATCAGACCACGAACCCATTCAGGTTGGTGCTGGTGCTCAACGTACATTGGGCGGCCTTCCCACGTTTTGTATGCGAGCCGTCCGCACGGTTCATTCCACGCAGTGAATTGCTTCAAATCTACCGAATCCCCGTTGGTATTGGGAATCATGGTGATCATTGCAGGAACCGCCACCAGAATATAATCGCTGATATTCTTGGACAAACCGTGGTATTCCGCTGCACGTGGCAACCACACATTCGCTTCCAAGTTTTCAGCTTGATCAGTACCAGAAATCGAAGCACTGATAGGCAATTGCCCGGCTTCGTTTAGGCGTGCACCGTGTAGCTCAGTGGTGATCGGCGTCCCCATATTGAACGCCGTGGCCACATAGTCATTGCCGTAAATGTCTTCGATCATTGCTTGCCCCCGGTGTAGTGATCACGTACCCACTGGCGAGCATCAGCAATTGCCATTTTGTTGGGATTATTCAGAGAAAGTAAACCTTCCTCAGATTGCGCAACGTGGACGTTTGGCTCTTCCTCATTGAATTCGTGGTCGTGATCAAACGGGTCGAATTGCTGATGGTGAAGTTTTGCGGTCCACATTGCAGTTTGTTGTGAACGATTTGCGCTTTCGTCAGGAACGGAGGCAAGGGTTGCAATGCGTTTATCGCCATCGCAAACCCATACCTTGGTGCGTTCAGTCATCGGCAAATGGCGTTCGTCAGGATCGCTCAGAAAAGTGAGCATTTTTCGCCTCCTTAAAGAACAGTGCGGTAATCGAAATCACCGTCAAAATGGATGTAATATCCATCGTCAATACTGCCGAGAGTGGCACGACCTTTCCCGTTGTCGTAGTGGTACGCGACTTGGCCATCGTTTTCGGTGGCACTCACGAAATACCCCATACGACGGAACATTTTTTCTAGGGATGGAACACCGCCCGCGCAGCTGAATGCCATGCCGTTTCCGCATTGACGGAAATCATCACAGTTGGCGAAACGCAGCAGGTATTTCAGGTCTTGGAAATTGTTCACGGTTTCCGAGGCACCTGCAAACATTTCGTCGCGGTGTTCTTGGAAATCGCGCACAGAGTGGTATTTCAGCAGGTCGGTTACATGATCCACGATCAGGCCAATGGTATCTTCGTCCGACATTTCCGGTTCTGCTTCGAAGTCGAAAACCGAATCGGATGCAACTGCCAAATCACCTTGTTGTTCACGTTTTTCACGCGCTTTACGCTGGGCATCTTTGTACATGCGCGTCATGTTGTCGCGAGCGCTAATTGTGTTAATGAAATCCAGTTCCTCTTTGGTCAGGGCTTCACCAGCTTCATGGCGCTTCAGCAAGGATTTATGGCGTTTACGATCAACGTCAGAAACGTTAAATTTGCCCGCTTTGTAATCCTTGTGCAAACGACCGGCTGCGCTTTGGCTCTTCGAATCGTCATCATCGAAGTTTTCGGTGCCCAGTGCTTTGCGTTCGTCGCGGCGTTTCTTCTCACGTGCGGCTTTCAGTTCGTTGATATCATCACGCAGGTTTTTGCCGTGTTTCGAACCGGCCCACATGTTGAACAACGTAACGCCCATCAGCACGCCCAGCGGGGCCGCAGCCATGCCACACGCCATTACACCAGCACCCAGCAGGGCCATGGTTGCAATACCGCCCAAAACGCGGTGCATTGCGTGTTTCTGCGTGGTGCTCAGGTCGTCGGGGTGTTCCTTGCCGCTTACCAGATCACGCGTAGCGGCCAGCCCACGCCCGTACATGTTGGGCAGGCGTTTTGCTTCTTTGCCAACAGTCTTGACGATATCCTGCTTGTTTTTGGTGATATTGTCCGCAGCTTCGCGCAGGTGGCTATCGGTCACATGATCGAGCGCCTGCAACGAAGCCGGGTTAATCACCGCAGTATTCGCCTTGTTGAATTCCGCGATTTCTTTGCGGGTGTTAATGTGTTCAGCACGCTTTTTGCGTTTTTCCTGAATCTGATCCTCGGACATAAAGCGATCACGGCCAACAGGCGCCACCGCTTTAGTTTTCTGCCCGTCTTCCACGTTATCGGGATCGCCTTTGTGCATCAGGAACCGATAGGAGGAATGCGGATAAAGTTTCAGATAACGCTCACGCTGCGATTTGGAGAGTTTGAGGAATTCCCCTTTACTCAGGCGCTTTTGCCATGTCGCCATTTCTTGCACATGGCTGTCATCTTTGAACGCCCACGCTAGAGCAATAATCATAGAAAAGATCCTGAATTGTGCGGTTCAGCACCACAATGTCGTTCGCCACATCGACCGGAATTTCTTGGCCAATGTACATACTTAACAAATTATCACGGTGCTTTGCCGCTTGTTTGAAGTAGCCCAATTGTTGGTAGCAGGCCATCAACATATGGTCTACCCACGGACCCGAATAATACTTGTCCTCGAAAATCATGTCGTATGCAGGACGTTCAAAATCGAGTGCGCTTTTGATTGTTGCAACCGCGTGTTCGTAGCGCTGGTGGCGGAAATAGAATTGCGCCAAATGGCAGTACGGTTCGCGGATGTTGTTGCAGTTTTGTATTGCGTGGCGGAACCACCATTCGACCGTGGAAAACTCTTCAGACATGGCGGCAATGCGCATGCAGCTTTCGGCCCGGAACGGTGCGTATTCTTCGATTTCGACGTGCTGTTGGTACAGCGAGGTCGCCATCTGGTAATTGCCCAGCGCATAATACTCACGCGCCAGATACTGAATATTGCGGGCGTCTTGCGGATTTTCAGATAGTGCGAGTTGCAGCAGATCGAGATAGTGCCCGGCTTCTTTCTCGGTTCCGTAGTGCACACAATGGATATCCAGCGTTGGCTTCAATCCGGTTTCGTGTGGCACCAGCAATTCGTGTACAGGGTATTGCCATGTAGCGCAATTACGGCGATGAATCGCGAGCCTTGGGTAAGATACGAGAATGTTACCCTGATCGTCATGATCATACACTAACGTATAGTTGGCCGAGGACATTTCTTCAGTGAATTGATTTTCGACTACTTCCCGCCAATCGGGGGACAAACGTTCATCGAAATCCAGAGAAATGCAAACGTCGTAATCCTTCGGAATATATGATTGCGCTTCGTTTCGCGCATGGTCAAACCGGAAGGTTTTTCCAGTATGCAACTGGTGGACTACGGCGCCGCCTGCTTCCAGCAAGCCTATTGTGGCGTCTTTGCTGCCAGTGTCCAGCACAAAGATACCGTCTGCATCCTTCACGTTTTCCAGCCATTCGGAAACGTTGTGTTGCTCATTCTTCGCAATCGCGTACACGGCAATTTTCATTACTTGACCCGCTCTTTATCGAAAGTCGAAATGCTGTCCATAATGGTCTTCACCAACTCGACGGCACCGGTTTCATTCGGCGCAGCTTTGAGGTCGCGAGGCCACTTCACATTGCGATAGTCGTTGTTGGTTTTTACGTCCGAAATGCCCCACGCTTCGGACTTTTCCAGTGTCACTACAGCCAGCCCATTGCGAGTGTCGTACACCATCAGGCTCAGGCGTGGCAACACTCCCTCTTTTTCGTGATGCTCCACAACTTTTACATCGTAGTTGTAATCACGGGCTAACATGGATTGGACTAGGGGTACGGTGTTCATTGGTTAAATTCCGTGTTTTTTGCGAAAAGTGTTGATCGTTTGTTTTGGGATTTTCAGGGATTCGGCTTCGGTGATTTTATTATTGGAAGACGATTCATCCTTCACGATCAGCAGAGTCGCCTGCTTAACCGTAGAGGCGATCTTACCACCGTTTGCAACGATCCATTTTTCCGCTTCTGCATCGCGGACGGAAGTGAACAGCACGGACTGTCCCGCCATCTTGGAACCAGAGACTTCTACCTTTTTGGCCGCCACCAATTTGATGCCGTTCCGTTTGCAGAATTTGATAAAGGTCTTCAGGTTTCCAGCAATTTGCGTAGCCAGTTTGTCGAAGCCTTTGATGTTCCGCACACGTTGCTCCAGCTGGCGGTCATCCCACTGCTTTTCCAGCAGATCGGGAATGTCGTCGTAAATCAGCTGTAGACGTTTGCCGCCGATGCCTTCGCCAAATGCGGCGCTGCCTTCTGCGACATTGAGGAACGTCATTTTCGACTTTGTAGATTTCAGATTTTTCTGTAGCTTAACTGCCGATTGATCAGCATAGCCGGGCAGTTGTTTAATGTCTGCCAAATCCATATCTAGGATTTTCTTCACCGTGTCGTAACCAGCGTCAACCAGCTTGGTGACAACACCTTGCTTAACGCCGTCAATTTCCAGCACAGTGAAGAAATGGGTTAGTTCTTTGATGGTGCGCAGATCGGATTTTTCGTCGTGCACCGCATACAGGAATTTGCCTTTGCGTTTGAAAGGCTGATCAGGTTTCGCTGGCTTTTTCGCACCCTGCACAACTTCCATAATGTACGGAATCACGTCACCAGAGCGCACGGCCCGGATGGTGGCACCAACGTTAATGGGGCGTGGGGAGTACGGAGGCTTACCGCCGTTTTTCTTCACCTGCGCTTCGCTGTAACCGTTCTCGATGAATTCGTAATTGTGCGCAGTAAAACTGGTCACAGAAACGCCACCGATAATGGTCGGATCGATCTTGATAACCTGCGTGAGTTTTCCGAGGCGGGATTCTTCGAACACCACGTCTACCACAGGGATCACTACCGAATTTGCAAGGCTGTTAAATTTGACTGCATACGAATGGCTTGGATAACCGGCAGTCACCTTGTAGGCAATGTTCTGCGTGGCCACCACACCATCGATATCGCGGCCAGATTCGGCCTTGCGTTGATCGTGATATTTTTCCAGCGATTCTTGCGTGATTTTCTTAACCACAATGTGCGGCACCACGTCGAACTTGTAGCGTTCCAAAATGGCCAGCTGTTCGTTGAGTGGGATACCCGCACCTTTGCCCATGAGGATTTCGTAACACACGACGCGGAATTTCTTCATGCTTTCGTGCGCCACGTTTCGATTCAACAGACCGGCCCCCATGTTGCGGCTGGTCTTGTATTCTGCGGCAAAGTGTTTTTGGAATACGGTTTTGTCAGCTGTGAATTCCGCACGCACCGAGAACCGGCCTTTGTACGGAATCTTTTTCGGAATCTTCAGCAATGGAATTGCTTTGGAAATGTCCTTGCCAACCACACCCGATTTACCGCGAGTGGTCAGCAACACAGGCACACCGCCGTCGTATGTGAGCGCCAGCGAAATACCGTCTTCTTTATCGGACAGGGTAAAGCTGGTGTGCTTCATGAATTGCAGCCGTTTGGCTTCGGACAGAGTGTTGAATTTCTCCAGCGAAGCCATCGGCACTTCCAATTGAATGTCGGCGTTTTTCACACCACCAACATCCTTGGAAGTCTTCTTTCTTTTCTTTTGCGACCAGCGATAATCATCCATGATATCGTACTGGTCATCACCAACAATTTCTTTCCCTTTGCGATACCGATCATCCAACTCTTCCAGCACGGCATCTAGTTGAGGAAGCGGCAACGATTGCGCAAATTTCAAAGGTGCGTTTCTCATTGCGCGCTTCTGTTCAAGCGTGAATTTCATAGACGTTTTCCGGGGGTCATTTCGAGGTCGGCTGCCTTTTCCATGATCTTGTCGAGTGCGTCACCTTCCAGTTTCTTCCCGACTTTCACGGATTTGACGTTGCGCAGGTCTTCACCCGCGTGAACCTTGTAATGGCGCAGGGATTTGGTATCTTCGTTGTAGAGCACCAGCGAATCGGACATGCCCTGTTCTTCAATACCAACAATTACCCATTCGGAATTGTCACGGCTGATCAGCACCAAACCTTCCTCGGCCAGCACTGCTTCATCGTCCACAATTTCCTCACCATCCTCGTCAACTTCCTGATCTTTGTGGAAGTCCATTTCAGGGTCTTCCTCTTCCTCGAAGTCTTCGTCTTCGAGGTCAGTAATTGACGGTTCCTCTCCATTATTTACAGTATCTTCTTCGAGTGGGAAATCTTCATCCGTTACAGGATTCAATACTTCCTCTTCATCCTCCGGCTCGAAGTCGAAGTCTTGGTCCATATCTTCGTAATCGAAGGTAGTCACCAATTGCTTGATACGTTCTGCGTGTTTCTCACTTTCTGCATCGCCCGTTTTGGTCGGACGCGGGTCAGTGGATTTCGGTTTGATCGGGATTTTAATACGCCGGGCAGCAGCACGTTTAGGCAGCGAGTCTTTCAGTTCGCTGAATTCCACAATGCCGGTCTGCTGGCGCGCCCGTGGCAAAATGTCGGTGTTGTTGGTGATTTGTTCGTACAGGTCGTGGGCAATCAATACCCGTTCGCCGTTCGGCATGATGATGTAACCACCATGCGATTTACGCAAATAGCGCAAACCAATTTCATCACCCGGTTTCAGCACCGCCCGCGACGTACCGTAATGCTTGGTGGTGACTGGGGTCGAGTGCATGACCTTGCGCCACTGATAATCGTCGCGGTTGTAGCTTTCGGTTTCCCGTGGCTTGCTTGGACTGGTCCAGAATTGCGATTCGAGACGGTCATTTTGCAGACGACCTTTGCTCATGTAGGAATGCCGGGCACCTTCCTTTTTCGGTGCGTCGGGAATGCCCGTGTATTCCTTGAATCGTTTAATGAACTTGTCGATTTGTTCTTGCTTGATAGAGCGGTAAATCTTTTGTGGATATTTGGCCAGCACAACTTGATAGGCACCAGCGGTTGGGCCGCGTGTAGCCTTTCGGAAACCCATCAGGTCATCAGGTTCAACCTTGATCGGCGTGCCGTCCAGATTGAGTTCGAATTGTTTGCCCGCGTTATACATCCATTCGAACTGCTTGAAATCAGCTGGTGACGCGGCGAGGGCAATAATCATGTCACAATAATCTCTTTCTGCGCGGTGACGGTTTCATGTTGGAGCGTGTAGGAAACTTGCAGCAAATAAGTGCCCGGAACTTTCGCAGTCACTTGGCCAAGGTAATTCGAAACGTTGTCGTCCGAACAGAACCAAAGCGCAGATGCCACACGTTCCGAACCATCGCTGAAGGTTACAAACGCTTCAAAGTTTGTCGGTGTATTTGCACGCAGGGTTTCCGGCCCGGAAATTCGCATTTCGGTCGGGTACGTGCGATTGTCGATAATGGTTACAGGCAGCTGCGCCTCAAGATCCACACCACTGATCGACAGCGTTGCATAAATCGTGAGTTCTGCGGTTTCCATCACCTGCACCGCATGCAACACACCGGCAGCGGAAATGCTGGCAATGTGATGATTGGACAATTCCCATTTGGCAGGCAGCACAATGTCTGTGCCATCCGCGTAAACAACGTGGAATTTCAACGATTGATATTCACCAACATACATCGGACTACGCAGTTCAATCCAGCAACGAACAGGCAGCGTACCACTGGGCACAACTTCAACCGTTTTGTATGCCGTGAGGTTTTCATAGGCAGCCATCAAGCTAACTGGCGTATCCTGAATCACCTGCGGCACCGCGTGGAATTGGTTGCCGTCATCGAGGTGGCCAACGGCGGTTACTGTGTGAATTTTCGATTGGACAGCTTTACGCGTTCCATCACTGAAAATCAACGTGGTGTAATACTGCACCACAAGGCCTTCGCGCACTTTGGCCGGGCCTTCAATTACCAACGTTTCCGGCCTTACGGTCAGGTCCACCACGCTCAATTCGATTGAAGCGCTGGTGACAATTCCTTCGTATTCGTAGGTGCCAATAATCGTGGTGGTTTCAACACCTTCGACAGCGTTCGCAACGAATGCACCATTGACCTCAACGTGTCCCGCTTTCGGGTTGGTGTTAATCCAATTGGCGACAACTTCGTTATTTTTTCCATTGTCGAACAGAACATCGAGGCCAAAGGTTGCACGGCCCTTTTCCATGACAATCGAAGGCCCGATAACGTGGGCTTTGACTGGATGAATCGAATGATCTTCTACCAAAATATCAAGGGATACTTGGCGGGTCACGTTGTTGGCCGTGTAGGTGGCGGTAAAGCGCACCATGGCCGAGCCGCGAATCTTTTGGAAATGCGCAACGCCCGTCGTGTCGATTGTGGCAACGCTGGGGCGGCTGGAAACAAACGTGGTGGGTACAACAGGAACAACAGAACCGTTATCGAAATGCGCTTGCACAACGTAAGGTTCAACCGTGTTTTTCTCCACCTCGGTTTTACCGTCGATGGAAATGGAAACTAGGGCGGGCGGTGTATCGGTATCACGCACGGAAACCGTGGTGATGGCAGTCAACGTAGTTTCAGACGCGGCATGGTAATACCGGCAATGCAACTGCACCGGGCGGGTGCCTGTCGTAACTGATCCTGCGGTGAATAATCCAGTCAGAGAAATTGTGCCGTACTGACCACCAGAAGAAACAGACCATTCGGCCTCGACTTCATGTTGCGAATTGTCGTCAAAAGTAACGACGGCACGCATCTGAAACGTCGTGCGCTCCGCAAGTGGAGCACTAGGGCCGATCAAATCCAGTTGTACCGGCCATAGTTCCTCAAAGCTAGTGTCGGCCATGAGAAAACATTCTCCATATTCAACGGAAAAAGCGGGGAAACCAAAATGGAATCCCCGCCTGTTCTGTTAATCGTATTTAATGGAGTATTGGTTAGTACGTGGGCTGAACTCCGGCAGAGTTGTGGCCTCGTTACGAACAATAATCCACGGACGTACACCTGTGCCGTCGTCGTACTGCACGGTCAGCTGCTTCGGCAAGTTCGGATCATAGCCCGGCAACCCGTCTTCGTTACCCAGTACATCGTTACGGTAGTTAATACCGTCAAAAGTAACGTTGAAAGAGTTTTGCAGGTCGATGATGAACGTATCGCCAGCGCGAGCATCCCACATCAGGTAAACGTAATCGTCAACGGTGATGGTGGTTTCGATGTTTTTCGCAGTTTCACCCGGTTGCAGCGACAGCGTATTGGTCATGACTTTCGACACGAAATCATCGAGGCCAGTCCAGTGCGTGTACTGTTTGCCGGAAGGCGAAGTTTCTTCGGTTACGCCGTAATCGCGCTCTTCCTGCGTAATTTCGCTGGCGATTGGACCACCAGTGAAATTCACGTTGGAGAACATCGCAACACCATAGCGCAGCGGCGGAATTACTACGCTGCCAGTCACCACGGTAATTGCTTTGGTTGCGTTGAGGTTTACACCGTCTTCGCTGTAGGTCGCACGAATGTTGGTCGCACCATCCGCAACACCGGTCACTTTACCATCTTGGGCCACAGTGGCTTTCGAGGTATCCGACGACGACCAAACCGGGGTTTTATTCACGGTCGAACCATCGGCGTAAGTAACGGCGTATGTGAACGTTTGAGTTTCCAACGGAGCCAGCGAATTAGGGCCGGTAATGGCGCCCGAAACAGGCCAGTTTTTCGTGTCGGCAATTGCAACGGTTTTCTTCGCAGTAACAGTCTGGCCGTTCTGCGTGAACGAAACGTTGATTTCTACCGATTTCGAACCCGGAACAGTCAGCGGTTTCGCGGTCAGCACACCAGTTGCAGCACCAATGGTGGCGTAAGTGGTGGCGGTCACGGTCCACGCGGCAGTTACATCGGAGGTGGTGCCATCCGAGAACGTTACGCGGCCAACGTAAGTGCTGGTCGAATCTTGATCCACCGAATTCGCACCGTTAATCACGATGGAATTTGGATAAATTGCAGGATCTTTGATGGTGACGTTCAGTTCTGCGGTACGCGTCACGCCGCCCGAAACATAGGTCGCGGTCAGCTTGGTGGTAACGTCGCGCACTTGGCTTTGACGCGGGGTCAATACGCCGTTGCTGAAGGTGCCCGCCGTGGTGTTACTGGAAACAAATGCATTTGGCGTAACGATTTGTTTCGAGTTGTCACTGTAGGTCGCTTCGACGGTGTAGGTGCCGGTTTCCGATTTCAGGAATTGGGTTGGACCAACAATTCGAATCGATTGCAGCAGCACAATGGACGGATCGCCGTTAATGGTGATCACGTAATCATGGAAAACAACAACGCCGCTTTCTTCGTGTTTCCAGCTGGCACGCGCAGTTACCGGGGTATCAATTGCAACCGGGTTGGCGTGGAAAACACCAGTGTTCTGGTTGATGGTGCCGAATTCCGCGTTTACGGTCAGGGTCCAAGTGGCCTGCACGCTGAAGAATTTCGAACCATCGTCCATCAGCACGTCGGCGCGCAGAACGTGATTGGTATTTCCGTTCACTTTCTCGGTTGGACCAACTACCGAAACCGAAATGGGGCGCGGACCAACATACGCAAATTCGGTGGTAGGCGGCAGCCATTCCGCAACAAAGTTTCCGTCGCCGGAATCTTCGGTAATGAACAGCATGTAACCGGCAACCGGTTCGCCTTTTACAACCACGTAGTTTTCGGTTCCGTCACCGGTCGAAAGCTTGGTGCGCGGGAAATCCGGGTGGCTGTGTGGCAGCGGTTCGCGGGCGTCACTCATGCGCGAATCATTGGTGTAAACAACCACCGGATCTTCGCCGTCTTCAGGCTCGGAACCTTCCGACAGAGTGAAACCACCGAGGCGCTGTTGCGAAGCGAGCGGCGGGCGGAAATCAGGCACTGCACCGAGGATCGGGTCAGCGTCTTTTTTGAAATACTGATCTTCGGTGAAAATTTCATCCACAGAAGACAGCACAGACCACGAACCACGATAGTTTTTATCGTCGTATTTTTCAGCGTCAACACGACGCATCAAAACCTTGTAGTCTTCGTGTTCTGGATCAGCGTTGATCCACGTCACGTTGTAGGGAACGGTCAGGGTATCCGGTTCGAGAAGAGAAACGAGGACAACGAATTGTTTTCCGTTGCCCTCGACAATAATCTCGACCGGGTTAAATTTCGACAAACCGCGATAGTTGAGTGCAATCGCGATTTTTTCGTCGATAAACTCGGTCAAAGTCATGACGATTCCTTATCGCTGAATATCGTTGGAAGTCACTTGGCGCCATACGGCTTTGCCGTTACCAGCAGCGAACAAAGCGGCGCCCACAACCGGAGTTGCAGAATCGCCAATCTTGATCGAACCGGTGTTGGTTTTCAGCATGGTTGCCGGTTTTTCTTCGTGGGTGTGCTCGGTCGGTTTCCGTGCGTTGGTCAGGCGCGGATCGCCCTCACCTACCGCGATTGGAGCCGCGCCGTTGGTTGGTTCAACCGACAGGCGAGCGATACCCAGCGTCGAAGCGGTAGCGGCTGGAATCGGATCGTTTTGATTCAGAATTTCCGAATCTTCTGCGTCGTAATACTGATCAGCGTTGTACTGATCCATGGTGTCGATCACTTCCCACGTGTGCACGGTGCCCACGCTGGTATCGGGGTTTTTCGACACGCGACGACGCGCCTGATTGTAGAAAACCGACGCCGGGTCGAAATCGAACCAAATCACGTTGAGTGGCAGGATTTCGTTGTACGGTTCGCGCAGTGCAGCAACCACGGTGGTAACACGACGCACCGTGGAGTTTTGCATGCGGATCGGAACCGGGTTGGTTTCGTCCAGATTTTCGATATCGGAAATCACGCGAATGGAATCGCGGATTTCTTGCAATTGTTTTTCCATTTTGATCAGTTCTCGGTGAATGTGATGGAAGAGCCGAAATTGCGAATGTCTGCGGTCAGAGAAGCGCGACGTGCAGGAATGCTCGGATCAATCACGAAATCGAGGTTGATATCGTTGTTCGCGATATCTGCCGGGGAGTTGTTGCGGCTGTCACAAATGGTTTCCCAATCGTACAAACCACGGCCCTGTTTAACAGTGCGCGCTTCCGCGTCAACGATGTTTTTCAGCTGCTTGCGTTCGAAATCGTCAGCAGGGTTGAAAACGGACGGCAGGAACGCTTTGCGAATCATGGCCTTGATCCCGTTCACCAAACGACGAACGTTCACGTTTTGGAAACCGCTGGCAAAGGTTTGCAGGGTCAGCTGTTCCATGATCACGTAACCACGGCCCGGAATGCGGCGCACGTAGTTGATTTGCGCTTGTTCCAGCGCATTGCGTTCTGGCAGCGAATATTTCTTCGAAAGATCCGTGACTTTCACTTGGCCGCGATTCAAACCGGCAGGCGCCCAGTAGTAGGCACGCACACGGTCGGTGTACGCATATTGCGCAGCGACCATACCGGAAATCGGGCACCAGAATTTCTTACCCGAAACGTCATCGGTGACTTGCCCGCGTGGGCCGTACAGTGCCGAATAGCTGCTCGACAGGTTGAGGATATTTCGACGCCAGTTAACGGCGCGTGCAACTTCCTGCATATCGAACGGCAAATCCTGAATGGTGATTGCGTCACCACGGGATTCTGCAACGGCGTTCATGCGGCGCACGATTTGTTCGTTTTCGTAACCGCACGCAACCAGCATTTGCACCGCGAATTGGTCGGTATCTTCGATGCCTTCCCAAGCTGCGTTGATTTCTGCAATGGTTGCACGCTCGCCATCTTCGCCGCCGTCGAGGCGTTCGATGGTGGTGGTGCGAATTTCCACAGCCGGGCACAGGCTGTTGTTTTTGACCTTGATGTAGTTGGATTGCGAGTTCACCCGCGCCTCAACAAACATTTGGTTTCCTTCGCCGTCCAGTTCGTAAATCCGCGAACAGAAATACGATTCTACCGGAATGCTAGACGAACCTTTGTAGTTCAGGAAAACATCGAGGTAGAAATGGGTCGGGTCGTTGAATTCACCAACTTCGGTGCCTTCCGGGTTAGCGGGGCGAATGCGAACGCTGATGATGCCAGACCATTCGCCGGGCGAGTTGGCGCAAACATAAAGCAGCGCGTTTTTCACACCAGCATCAGCGGCGGTGAAGCCCAGTACATCGAGGGGATTACCCAAAACGCCTTGCGGTTTATTGGTGCCATTATCCCAATTGACCAGCTTAACGACCGGCACCAAAGCGCTGGTATCGTCAACCGACAGGTATGCCCCGGCGGTGCGTGCGGTCGCGGCGTTGACTGCACGTTTGATCCACATGGCGGTTTGCGCCAAAGTGTGTTCGGCACAGTGCATGCCAAAGCCGTATTTGGAATAGTTTTTAATGCCGAACTTTTCGCGCAGCACTTGTTTATCCGTTACATAAATCCAGTCGCTGGTAGAACCGCGAGGGGCTTCGATAACGGCGGATGCGATGGAGCTAACCACCGGGGAACCACGTTGACTTACGTCATTGTCCCGGTCGTAAACACCAGCGCTGGTGTTGGTGAAATCCATGGGTGAATCCCCTTATATGGTTGGAATGCGGGAAATAGGAGCGCATTTGTGCATTTCCTTCCATTAAATTACGCAAAGGGGATTTTGAACAACAAAAAAGGGGCCAATTGGCCCCTTTTCGGATATTACGGTTTAGCTAAAGAATTCGTCATCGTCATTACGTGCGGCGGCCTCGGCTGCATCGTGTTTAGCCTTTTCGCGCAGGTAATGTTTGAACATAATAATGGCGAAATTGTGATTGCCATCGCGCCATTCGAGGATTGCTGGGGTGAATGGCTTATTCATCAATACGCCCATATGGCGCAGGATTTGGCGGTGGCGTTCGCGCACATACGATTCAATATACATCGGGATTTTGTGTGGTTCGTTTCGGATCATTCGGATCTTAACGTAACAGAATACCAATGCTTCGAGATTGTCGTCTTCCATGAACTCGGTTGATTCGTGGAAAATGTCAATCAGTTTCTTCTTATCTATGGCACTGAATCGCAGCAGCTTATCCGGGTGGGTCAGTTGCTTGACCATCCGGTACAATTCACCAATTGCAACCTTTTGGTGCTCTTCACGCTTTTTCGGTTCGTTCGGGTTATTCGGATCAACCACTTCGTCTTCGAAATACTCTTCATCGTCTTCGTCGAAACGTTCACGATCAAACGACTTCAGGTCTTCGCCTTTGATTTTCATCAGGGCTGTGCAACCTTCTGGCGGCAGGTCGAAAGTGGCTTCGGTTTCTTCCTCTTCGGCCTCTTCCTCTTCGCCGTCACCTACGCCGCCTAACGCGTGATTACAACGTGCGCTAAGCCAGCTGTAACCATGCTCCAGCATTTCAATGAATCGGTTTAGGTTTTCTTCGTCTACCCGGATTTCTTCGAGTTTTGCGTTTGTGATCATAGCATATCCATTAGATCGGCTTTATCGCTTCGTTTGCTGTTGAGCATCAGAGCAAACTGCATGGGCATTCGCATTTTCTCCGCAAAGAACGTAACCGGGTCACAACCGTTTACCACCACAATTCGCGGAATGTTGTCGTATTTTTCGAGTAGGTCACGGACCTTTTCGATTTTGATTTGCGTGGAATCAAGGCCAACGTTGGCGATGATCAGCATTGAGATATTGCGGCGGGTTTTCTCGGCCAGCAATTCATCATAGAACCCGCTCATTACGCGATGATAAACCGGCAGCATCTTGCCCTTTTGTTTACCAGAACGCTGGTCGTCAATGGCTGCATCCATAATGCTCATGGCCATGAATTTTGCGCGTTCATCCGTCACCATCGAACCAATGCCAATGATCGGGGAACCGTGCAGCGGGTTGGACAAAAGACGATAGCACGTGTCGATTTGACGGCGTACCGAGGTCTTTGGAATCACGTAGTCTTCAGGCAGCCATTTAGGCACCATCGGGGTAATCGAAGTCAACGCATCATCTAGCAAGAACGGGTGCCGCATCACCTGCAATGCGGTCCCGTCCACGCCTTGTGATTTCAGCAATTTTACGCGGGCTGTATCGTATTTGAAATTGAGGGTAGGCGCAGGCATACGCGAAGGGGCGCTAACCTGCCCTTTCGGTTTTTTAATCCCGGCTACTTTCTCCACGACAGCCCGTTTCTTCGGCTGCATCAAGCTTTTGGCCGACTTCGCGACCTTCACATCCTTCGCCATAGTCGGTCCCGAGTGAGTTAGGTTTATGTTGAGTGTTTACAGTTTTGGGCGCTGCGTCATACAACATTTTGTAAACGGCTTGCTGTAGTTCTTTACGATCTTTGCCGGAGAATTCAGCGGCAGCCAGCACAGGATCAGCAGGGAAATCTACCAGCATTTTGCTTGCCATGTAGATTTCCATTTCTTCCAGCTGGGTTTGCGGCCAGCCGCTGGGCGGCACGCTCATACCGCGACATACCCGTTTATCAATCATTGGTTGCACCTCCGTTTGCTTAGATTTTCCATTCACGTTCGGATGCCTTCCATGCGTAGAACGTTTCTTGATTCCACGTCTCGGTAGAACCATCGGAATATTCAGCGGTGTACGTTTGGCGTTCGCCACCGTTCCAATCGGCAACCACACTCGACAGGAAACGTTCCGATTTTGGCACTTTGAAAATGTGCACAATGCCATCGACGGTTGAGCGCATTTCTTCATCGTCGCGCAGCACCGGAGTTTGCACCCATCGGCCATCGTGTCCTTTTACAACACTGTGCACGTGTCGCAGTTGTTGCTCACCGTCCACAATGACAGTCATTTGCAGTGGCTGTTGCATTATTTGTTCCTTCAAAATCCAGAGGGTGTGGAATATTCTGCATGATCAGAACTTGGCGCATGCCTGCGTCGAAGCCGCTGGCGTCAATTCCGCTACTATCGCACTCGGCCCATAGCCGGTGATAATCCATCAGGCTACCACGGTATTTGCGCAATTGTTCCTGCGCGTATTGAACACCGGCCTGAAAATCCTCTTCGTAGTTGCGGAACCCGAAAAGTTTGCGAAAGAGTTCACTGATCATATGCGAGATTCCCTTTCACATCACGCACCCGCTGATCAGGAAATGCCGGGTCATCCAGTTTAATGGCCATGCCGAGGTCAAGCCACGTAGTCCACTGCCCACACTGGCCGCATTTGTAGCGGTCGTGATGCATGGTAGGCACATTCCTTTCCTCGGCGGCCCAGCAATTATTTGGCATATTGCTGCCCCACGTGTTGCAGTGGGGACATTTCAAATCGCCCCACATCCGCATGCCCGCGTGATAGGCATCACGTTCCTGTTTTGCTGCCCAATGTTTCAACCACGTAAAGAAACGCAGTCGCCGCGATTTCATGGTCCATTTTCCTTTTTGTTGTGATTGGCGGGCGGGCCAGATGCCTCATGGTTATAAACTCGATTCATACGCATCGCGTCTTCCATATCCCGCAGAAGTCGTTTGTTTTCTTTATGGGTTCGGAAAATCGAGGCGCCAGCCGCAATAAAGGCTAGCACCGCAATTCCGTAACCAATTAGGTTAAGGGCCTCTTTCACAGAACGCCCTGTTTTTTCAGCAGGCGGCGCTGGTTGCGCGTGAGGTTTTTCCGTTGCAACGGCACTTCGTCAAAGTGCACAATGTCAGGGTTCATTTGCGCCAGCAATTTCTTGTATTGCTTGGGATCGCGCTTGGCCATTTCTTTCATGGCCTCGGTAAGCTGGCGCTGGGCCTCTTCCTGATTCAACTGTTCCTGCGATTTGAGGTCTACCGTTCTTTCTTCCATTTCGATTTTCTCTCGGCACGTTGTTCTGATGCACGGTTTTTGATGCGGGAACCAATCTGGCTAAACATGCCGCCAAACATCCCGTTATCTTTCTTCGTGATGGTCGATACTTCGACTTCCTGTTCGGGGTCGAAATCTTCGGAAATATCACGCTTCACATTGCGCAGCCATTGACGCATGCGCTCTTCGGCAACCTCGGTTGGCTTGTGGTTGAATTCCAAAGCCTGTTGCCACGTGCGTGCGCAATACTTCAGCGATGCTTGGTGGCCAGTGTCAGCAAAGAAGCGGATGATAGGCGTGCGCTTATCGGGATCGGGCGTCAGAATACGCGACGATTCCTGTTTCCAGTTTTCCGGGTTGTTCATCGGCATGATGTAATACAGGCACGACCACGGCTTAACGTTGATACCGCGTTGCAGCAGCTTGCGGATACCAACCACCACACGGATTTTCCGTTCGCCAGCCAGCTTTTTGATGCGGTCGCGATCATCTTTGTTTTTCTTGCCACCGCCACCAACAAAGGCAGCAGCCACTTCGTATCCGACAGCCGAGTTAACCCGTTTGACGATTTCGAAAATGTGGTCCTTGAAATGGCAAGGAACAACGATGGAATGCCCGGCCTCAAGGTCTTTCAAAATCCACGAAATGATCAGGGTGTTTCGTGGCTTGTTGTTGGCTAGGTTTTTACCCAGTTTCACAAAGCCCGGTTTGCCCTTGAACACGCCTTTGGATTTCATGCCGGTATCAACTGCCAGCATCTTGGCCACCAGCTGCGCCCGTTTGATTTCGGACTTCGGCGGCCCCATAACCAACGCCGTGATTTTGTGCTTGCCGTCTTTGCGGGTCCATGTACCGGTGCAGCCGAAGCGATAGCGCATCTTCAGGCTGTTCATGACCGTTGCAAATTCCGGGGCGCCAGTCGATTGCACTTCGTCCACAATGACGGTGCCGAAAACCTTGTTACAGGCCTTCATCAACTTACGGCCTTTCTCGCTCAAGAAACTCTGATAGGTGATGATACCAATCTGAATATCCTTGAGGTCTTCTTTGGTTTTGATGAACCCATAAAGTTTCTTGCCGGTGCGTTCTTGCAGCTGGGGCAAATTCGTGGATTCTTCAATGTCGCCAATGAACTGGTTTAGGAAGTCGTACTGGTCGGCCATAAGCAGCACCTTGTAACCCAGTTCGATTGCCAATTTCAGCGCGGTTAACGACTTACCCGAACGCGGCGGAAGCACGAAAAGGCCAAACTTGGCCTCTTTCATTCGCTTAACTGTTTTCAGCTGGTAACTGAACCAGTCGCGATCCTCACCGAGGTCGATTTTAACTTTGTAATCAAACGGAACTTTAGTGCGCTTGTCGATGATTTTGTAATCACCTAGATCAATGCGCATCTTTTCTTCGAAATTGTCTCGGTCGCCCAAAGGCAGGCCGATGTACTCCGTATTCCCAATGACGCGTGCTTTGGCCAGCCGATACGAACCGTTGAAGTTCTCGCAGCCTTTGCAGGCCTGCACCGGGCGTTCTGGTCTTAGTTCACACGACCGGCAACCTTGATCGGAAAAGAAGTCGTGAAAATACTCTTTCTTGACTCGCTTTTCCGACAGGTCGATCCGGGGAATGTACATCTTGTCCGATACGATGATTTTGCCCATGGTTTAACCGGAGCTTCCTTGTTCGTGCATTTACTACCTCGGATAAAGATGGCGATATTCTTCGGTCAAACAGAATTCACTGCTCAGTTGCAGGGAGGCTGGGATCTTGCTTTGGTCAACGAACTTCACAAATTCGATAACGTCTTTCGAGGTCCAACCACGCGGGTACACATTCACTGCGCCCCATGGTTTGTTTACAGATTCGTAGGTGCGCACGATGTGCATGCCCAGCTGTTCTGCGTTCTCGAATTCGCACACGACAATCGGGCGGTGGCCCATCTTCCACAGAATATCGAATGCGTAATCATTTTCTGCGAAAAGGTGGATATGATCACCCCAAGCAAACAGGCCTTTGGAATCGTATGAATACCACGACGCCTTGTCGCTTTTGATAGCGATCAGTTGCGGTGTGTAGCCACGCGGGTCCAGTGTTTGGTTGCCATCAGGAATTGCGTCGGGATCAAGTTTCACAAGTTTCATTCGCAGCCCACCAATTTACGTTGATATTCGTCCAGTTCGAAAACCACCGGCAGCCCATGTTCCAGCAAATCGAAAACCACACGACGCAACAGCGAAATGTCTTGAGTCAAAACGGCAACCACCACCGGTTCGTCATGTTCATTCGTGTACGCCGCAATCTCTTCGCGAAATTCCCGAACCATATCCTGTTCGGTAGCGGCCCCAACAGCTTCAGGCGAAACGAAAATCACCTTGGCACATTGAGGCACGCGGGTATCCCCGAACTGTGCCAGAGCGTCGTCTGGAAACACGGTTTCGGGTGCGTACACGAATGCAGTTTTCATAACAATACCTGTTCTGGTCGGGAGAGGACTTTGATAACCTCGACAAGGTTTTTAAACATAAAGCCTGCCTTGTCAATGTCTTCGATTACGATTTGTGCAGCCTTTTCCAGCCCTTTAACTTCATCGAAATAATCGTAGAAGGGGCGCATGATCGACTCCACAAATGCTTTACGTTCGCCCTGTGCACCAACCGACTTTAGGTAGCTGGCATATTCGGCACACAGGTAATCGCGCAGCTTGGACAGCGTGCGCTCCATAGCGTGGGAAATTTTCGTGCACTCGCCAAGGATTTCAGCGCAGCGGCTGCGCGTTGCTTGGTCTTGCAAAAGTGCTTCACAAACTTTTTCTGGAAATGCGCGCGAGCGTTTGCGCTTCAATTCGCGGGTTATGCGTGTCGTGTGAAGGCGTTGCAATTCCGAATGGTACGACTCAAAGTCGATGTTGTACGCCGGGTTGCCCCGGAAGTTTTCAAGGAATTGCTGGAAACGTTTGTTCTTTTTGATCGTAGAACGAATCGCCTTCTGTTGCTCACGACTACTCATAGGCCGTTCCGCTCACTTGGGTGCCGAAGTGCCCGGCCATGATCAACGTGAATTCCGCAACTTGCACCACGAAATCCTGTTGCAGGTCGGTGGTGTTTTCGTAGTCAGGTTCTGCCCACGGGAAAATCCGCCAGTTGTCCCTGTACCAGCCGCTAACATCGAACGCTTCTTTTTCAGTGGCGTTTTGCTGCCGGTTGTTGTGCAGTTCGATCTTGTCGGATAGGTCGGTAATCGACTCGACAAAACGTACCTGATCCACGTGGTGCTGCTGATCCCATACCGGGTACGGCAGGCCGCACACCTTGGCAAACGTGGCGATCATTGCACAGAGCAATTCCGCCATTTCAGCCTCTTCAAAATATCGCATTTTATCCTCGGACAATTGTCATTTGTTGGCACAGCTTGTGGACGTACTCAACGAAGCGCTGCGCGTCGTGGTCCAGATCGTTCCAACGGTTGGTGAATGGGAACAGCGCCCAATGCGTTTCGAACCACATTTCGTGAGGCATGTAATAACCATCAGCAGTGCGCTTCAGGTCTTTAACTGCCGCCAGATACAAACGCATTTTCTCTTTGGGGAAATTCCGCAGATCAATAGGCTGATATCCGCTAGGGTCGTTGTGTTCCATCATGACGCGGGCGGCCACCACGTTGTGGCGCAGCAGAATTGCAATTCTTTCGTCGTTGAGATTGAGCATCACACGGCCTCGGTTACAAGGTAGGGAGATTCGGCGTTGCCGCTGATGGCCAACACAGAACCGGTGCTACTCTTGAATATTAACAGTTTTTGTTTGTATGACGTGATCGGGTGCTGCACGTAATCATACAATTCCTTTTTATTGCAGGCGACGATCATTTTGTGCGGCTCTAGCTCAACCTTGGATTCATCCGAGATAACGAACAGGTGGCCATAGATCGAACGCCGGGCATTGACGAAGTTGTACATTTTGCAGAAGCGGTTGAGCGGATACGGATTTTCATAATCAATCAGCATCGGTGTATCAACCAGCTTACGGAAAAACAGCCCGACATGGTGGCCGTCGTGGGCCTTGCCGAAATCCTCGAAGGTATCAACCTGCCGCACGGTATGAGTGAACGTGTCGGCCAGACTGAAAATCGGGCTGATATTACTTAGCTTCATCATAGGTGCCGACCAGCGTCAGGGTGCCGCCATCGATTTTGGTTACGAGGCGATAGGCGCTCATGGCACCCGGCACCTTGTAGAAATTCATGTCGATTTCCACACCAGAGATTTTGTTGAAAAGGTCCATAAAGATTCGCGGGTCAACCCGGATATCCAACGGTTTACCTTCCACCTTGGCTTTGAATTCGTCGGAGACTTTACCGCCACCGCCCTGCACACTCATGCGCGCCTTACCCTTTTCGAGGGCCAGCGCCATTTTGGTATCGCCATCGGACAGAACCGACATATTCGAAACGACGCCCACGGCCTTCGTATCGAACAGCATGGAACTCAGCGGCTTTTGATCGTCCAGCATTTTGTTGTACTGCACAGCCTGCCCAACTTCACCGTAGATCAGCTGGCCAACCGGGATCGACACAACGAATTGTGCACCAGTCGCACGGAAACGGCCACCATCCACCGAGAAACTGATTTTGTCAGATTCGATGAATTTTTCGATTACGCTGAAGGCCTTGGCGGGCAGCGAAGTTTTCAGCGGCACCGCGCCTTTCACCTTGGTTTTGAACAGGGCGACGTGGTGTTCATCGTGGCAATAAACACGCATCAGTTTGTCGCCAATTTCAAAGATGATTGGCAATTCGGTTGAGCCGTAGAAGTCGGTAAGGCGTACACGCTTCACCGCTTCGCGCAGGGCGTGCACCACGTCTTTTGGCATAGGCTCGGTTTTGGTTCCGACCAGCTGGTGCTCCAGCATCTGGATATCATCGCCGTCGAATTCACCGACCGGCAATTGCGCTTTGAACTGGCCTTTTTGTTCCTTGAATGCGATGTTGCCGCCACCGGTTTTGAACTGGCAAGGGCCACGCGCTTTCAGCAGGCCAATCATCTTGACAGCATCGATTTTCACGGTGCCGCTTTTGTCGCAATTGTCGCTCACCTTGGCACAGGCCAGCGCATCGGTAGAACTGCCGATCAAGTAAACACCTTTGCCCTTTTGGCAGGCAATGATGAATTTGGCGTCGTCGGCTTTGATGTAGGTTGTAACGTTAATGATTTTGGAAAGCGTGGCCGCAACATCGCGACCAATCGCCGTGAATTCCAGTTCGTTACCTTCGATAAGTTTCATTGCAGCTTGTACCCAAAAATGTCAGCGAATTCGTATGGAACCAACGTGATGGTCATGAACGTTTCTTCGTTGTCTTCGTCGGCGGGTTGCACACTGGCCATCCACGCCCACACCAGACCATAGCGAGGTAAAACCTGCGACTCTAGCGAATCCAGAAACGGCTCAATTGATTCCTTTGTCGGGTAGATTTCAAACGTGGAATCTGGCGAGTTTAATTCCAGCATCAGTTGCCCGGCAAATTGCTTGAAGAGCGCCAAGCGCGGATCATCCACGCTGGCACCCTCAACCTCAAGGCAGAACGATTTGATGCGGGTAGTCTCTAGGCAGCTTCCTTCTGATTTTTCCAGAATTTCTTCTGCTTCAATACCCATTCCGGGGCATCCTCTTTCATGCGGCCCATGATCCGCCTGTACACCTCTTTAGGCTTGATATCGTGACCGAGAACGTCACGCTGCCCCTCAAGGGTTGTCATTAGCAGTTCATCGAGTGCGCATTTGTCTTTTGTTTTGAAGTCGCCGGTCAACGCGTAGTTCCAGCCTTCACACTTATCCAGCGAGTAACCGAATTCGAAGTCGATTTCCAGCTGAATGTCGAAGTTGAAACCGTGACGTGCAATCATTTCTTTTTCCACGTCGTGCGTTAGGCCCTGTTCGATCATCCCAACCGCCAACCAGAAATCCTCATAAGCGCAGGAGAATTCGAGGGAGTCGTGCACCGAGTTAGCCTGAATGAAATCAGGATAATGACCGGTCTTTTGGTAGTGTTCGAAACGGCGGCGCTCAATGCACCGGGCGCCCGTCATCATGAAGTCAGAACCCATGCCCTGTACTGGACTGTTTACAGATTGCCGCTCAGAGCGCGACGTGATGTTGCCAGCGTCTTCGTGGCTGCTAGGGGTCAGCAGGCCCCACAGGTTACGGCGACGGCCCACAGGCGATTCGACAAACAGGTGCTTGCGTGCGTGGTCCTTGGCCTTGTCGAACCACTTGGCGCCCACAGGGAAGCGTTTAAAGAACTGTTCTGTCAGTTCCTCAACCATTTCAACCGTAGCGTTAATCGACTTGGCTGTACCCTTCGCACCCTGCTGGTAAATCAGACCGAAAATAACCTGCTTAACCGATTGACGCATCACCTTGTCAACGGCTTCGATTGGCTTACGGAAGAAGTACGCGGCGTTAATCTTGTGAACGTCACCCTTGAAGTCAATTTCCTTCGCGAGTTCCAGCGTTGGTTTACGCTTGAATTTCTCACGAAGTTTCAGACCTACACGGAACGCATCAGCCACGCCCTTGTCGCCGGAAATGAGGGACCAGCATCGCACTTCGTGCGCCGAGTAGTCCACCTTAATGATTATTCGACCTTCAGGGCTAACGAAGAGTCGTTTAATCAGTTTACCCATTTCAGATCGTGACGGAATTGTCTGCAACGTTGGGTCACGTGCCGAGGTACGACCAGTAACCACATCCAGATAACCGAAGCGTGGCCGCATGCAGCGGTCGTATCGGAAATCTTCGTCTTCGCCCCATTTTTTAATGAAGCTTTTGACATAGGCGTTGTAGAGTTTTTCGATCTTCGTTAGCTCGGTGAAGAGCTTGATTTCCGGCACGTCTTCGTAACGCTTCTGGAAATCTTTGTCGATCTTGCCCAAGCCCTTTTTGTTCTGCGACAAGGGCTTGAGTTTGAGGACTTCAAAGAACAGCAGTTGCTTATGCTCTTCCTTGTTGATTTTGAACAGCTTGGTTTGCGTTCGTCCGAATAGGCCCATGGACGGCACACCCGAGCGTTTGGCCAGAAGCTTGTTAGCTTTCTGCACCCCCTCGGATTCGTACAACGCTTTGAGGACTCGGTTTTTCTCACGAACAATATGTGAGTCTTTCGATTTGAGTTTGAACAGCCAGTCGATATCGACATACGAGCCGTTGAACTCAAGGTTAGACAGCGTGTGAATCTGATCCGACAGCTGTTCCGAAACAACGGATTCGTATTTCTTGTATCCGATTGTCTTGGCTTGTTTCAGCTGAAGTTTCTGAATGTGCAGCAGCAGGATTACGTCAAGGGCCATGTACGTGAGCACTGGGCCGTCGAGGTCCATGTCCGCAATGAATGCCCGCTGTTCCTTACCGAAGTCGGATTCGTAATAGGCGCGACAGCCATACTGCATGGTGATATTGAGCAACGAATAATAGTTTCGGCCACTCACACCTTGGATCGATTTGTGGTTTTCATCCTTGGCGAATTCCGCCGAAATGATGCACCACAATTTGCATTTGAAGAAGCGCACCCCAAGGTCACGCCGGGCAGCGATCAGGTCGAACGCGGCGTTGGCGTAGAGGTTATATTTATTCTTCGATTTGTGTTCGAAGTATTCGCGCAGCTTCGTCTTGATGTACGCAATTTCCTTGGGGAGAAACGGCGTGTCTTTGTGCAGGAATGGCAGGATGTACGCTTTGCCTGTGTCGGTCGCGAACTGCCATGTTACCGTGTAGTTCTTTCGTCGCTTCAGATTTCGCGACTCGGTATCGATTGCCACCACCTCGGCGTTGGTAATGGCCTTGAGCATCTTGTCGAATTTCTTGATTGTATCGACCATTTCGATCTTGTAATCAAGCTTCGGAACTTTGTACATCAACTTGCCATCGTTGAGCGCGGTGGTCAGGTTGCGCGCAACGTACCCTGCTGCCGCCATCGTATCATCCGAGGTTTGCAGCTTGCGCAAACTCAAGGTCGAGACGTGGTTGAATTTGTGCGTGTTGCCCTTGTAAGTTGATTTGGCTTTGATCGGCACACCGTAAAAGTGTTGCCACAAAACACCGCGTTCGTTTTTGTGCTGCGAAATGAAATCGCCGCTCAGGGCCATGGTCGGATCGGGACCAAAGGTCACTACCGTGTCAGGCTTGTACGTGGTGATCACGTATTCAAGGCGTTTCTTAAATTCCTGTTTCGCCAGTTCGATAAACGCAGGTGCGCCACCTTGCGTTTTGAAACTGTGATAACTCATGCACAGCCAGTTGTAATCGTCCAGCTTATTCGGGGCTTTGTAATACTCTTCTGCGGCCCACATGAGGTTTTGCAAAAGGTCGCCGGTCGCCCCGTCGAGGATACGGTTTTTCCGCATCGCCTCGCCCGGCATGTAGTCAAAGACAAACAGAATTTTCCCGCGAGCCTTTTTGGTCACGTGCTTAGCCAGTTCAACCTGATCGAAACCAGTAATGTCGTACTGCTTCAGCCCCTTGCCATACTTGTAGTCGCTGGGAAATTCTACATACTCATACTTCATAAGTTGTAGCCCGCCATAGGTGTGATAACCTACCTGTTATTTACAGTTTTTCTAGGCATGAAAAAGCCCCCAAATCCTAATGGAAATGGGGGCCAGTTCAAAACAACTTCACCATGCGGAGGATATCGGACAGCCTTGCGTCGTACTGTTCGGGCGTTGGGTAGCAGCACCAGCGACGGCTCATGGTGCGTAGCGTGTCGGTGGCCAGCAGCTTGTCGCCAAGCTGGGTGTATACTTCCCAATTGATCGGCAGTTCGTAAATCGACGTGTCACCACCACGGAGCACCACAACCGGTTTATGGTGTGGCGCCGCGTCGATGAATCCGATAAAACGAGGACTGTCTTTCCACAACAGCAAGCCGCCTTCAGTGTCGGGAATTTCCACGGTTGTTACACCGTCTTCCAGACCGTTAATGCGCGGCCCCCAATACTCCCCGGAACCGAGGCCAAAGAAACCGAAAAGATCAGACGTTTCGTGCCCGGCGATCAGCTGCGGAAAGTTGGTGGTCAGAATCCGATAGTGCGTGTCGTTGCCTTTGAGATAAGCGTAATGAAACGCCACATCATCCTTGTGCATCGTCATCGGAATAATCCTCTTCGTCTTCCAGTTCCTCTTCCAGTTCTGGCTCTTCAACCACTGGCGGCGGAGTGACCGGAGTTTGACGCGTGCGTTTCTGAATCAAGGCAGCTGCTTGTTCGGCAGACATGTCGCGATGATTCAGCAATTTTTTCTCCCAATACAAACCTTTTGGCAGACGGTCAGTCACCGCGAATGGCAGGCCGTTGGAAGGGATGCCCGGCACATAGTTGTCTGCGCATTCGAAAGCCACTTTAGCCTTCATACTGGCAGCACTCCAAATGCCATCAATCGCGCCGTTGTAGTAGCCGAGGAAGGCCAGCACAACTTGCTGCGACATGAGTTCCATTTTTCCAGTTTGCATAAATCCTCCAAAGCTAATTGGGGCCTTCCATGGCCCCGTGGACATTAGCGGGTTTTATATTTGAAGTTGATATCGGCCAGTTCTTTCAGCGCCATATCTTTGTTGTTGACGGTCACGCTGCGAGCGACTTCCGCGATTTTCTGTTTCAAATCGGTTTTGTTCTTACCGAAGTAGAGCCATTCGCCGTCAACCTTCTGCCATTTCACGCCAGCATTAGGAATCGGCTTACCGATTTGTTTGAGGATACCGGGGTTGGTGCGGATATCCACGCAGAGACGCACGTGCTCTTCAGTGAAGATTGGGAACACGCGCAGCGCACGGCGGTTGCTGTTCATGCGCTTGTTGACCATGAAGAAAGCAGGCAGTTCGGAAACCGGCGCCAACTCCAAGTTGTACCACAGTTTGTGGGTATTTTTCATGCCCACTTCGAACGCATCGTTGATTTGTTCGAAGATACGGTTGGTGGCCGCCGACAACTCGAAGTTGTCATAGATCCAATCGTAAATAACGTGGAACTTTTTCTTGTTGTTAACGTCGATGTACGCGTAGGCCGGAACGTGTTGGAACCCAACGCCTTTCAGGTCCAATTCACCCTCGTCGAATTGCGCTTCGAGGGTTGCGAAACCGTGATAGTACATCGGGTACAGAGAAACGGAGGATTCTTCGATTTCTTCAGGGAAATCTTCGTCTTCCTCGACCGGCGCAGGCACCGCTGCTGGTTTTGGTTGGACCTTCGGTTTGACTTTGCCACCGACGACCTTGACCGTACCACCAGTGTTGTAAATGCCTTCGTTGATCGGCTTCCCTTTTTTCTCGTTCTCTTCGCGCTTGTCGCCGTCTTCCTTTTCTTTCTTGATAACGCGGAGACGTTCGGTTTCCTGTTTCTTGCGAATGCGCTCTTCACGCTCTTCGATTTCGCGTTGCTTCTGTTCCTGTTTTTCCAACCGTTTGGCCCGTGCAGCATCGCGGGTTTCTTCGGTGGCAGTCGAAGCGGTGTTAACGTCGAAGAAACGCTCTTCCTGATCCGGCGTGATATTGCGCTGGGCAATGTAGGCCATGTTCAGTTGAACGGTTACGCGGCTAGGCATGCCAGCAGGCGGATTTTTGAGGTTAACGGTCAGGCTCGACAGCTTGCCGCCACGCGTGTTGAAACCAACGATTTTGCCGGTGCCCCATTCGGTAACAACCGGTTTCAGTCGCAGTTTATCGCGGAAGTTGTTGAAGACTTCCGGGTCGCGCACCATTACCTCGACGTTTTGCAGGCCCCAATTGTTTGGATCGGGAATTGGTTGGTTAGCAACGAATGGCACAACATCCATACGCGCCGCGCCTTCCATCGGGGCAGCCTTTTCGATAGGCAACATTTCGATTTTGTTTTTCGCTCGCATTTCTGCGAACTCTTTGGATTCAACGCGGTTCAAACGACGATACGCGTCTTCCATTTGGCTGAATGGTTTGTCGTCCAGACCAGCGGCGTTCGCCAGCATGTCAATGGACAGGGCGAGGCGCGCATCTTCTTTCTCGGTCGGAACGCGAACCGATGCCAGCAATTCCGCATAGAGCGGGTTCGAGGCTTCGGTGATTCGAGCAATGCCGAAAGTCTTGGAAATAACGCGAGCAAGTTTTGCAACTTCCATCGTGTTATCGGCCAGTACCCAATCCAGATAAACCACATCACGGGTCAGGGTGCCGGTGCCTGCGGCTGCTGCCATTGCGCCTTTTGCATCAGGGCGCCATACACGCGCAGAGGTTTGCGCCAGCGCACCCGGACCCCATGGGGCCTCGGCACGGATCATGCGGCTAGCCAATTGCAGGTTGTGGCCTTCGGACATGCCTTGTTCGTTCGCGATCAAAATCTGAATTCGATCATCAGTTTTGAAATCGTTGAACGCTTTTACGCGATCCGGTTCGTCACCGGTGAATTTAACGGCCATTGCGCGATAGTTCGGCGGCAAGGCGTCGTAAACGGCGCGAGCACTGGCGTTGTATCGGGTGATGATAATCAGCTTACCTTTCGGCTCAGGCTTCCAATAATCCGGGGCCTCCAGCGGGGTTTTGCTCATTACATCATCCGGCAGAGAAACGCGAGTTTCGCCCGGATTGTATTTCTTCGCTACGAACAATTGACCGTCGAAATCTACGAGGTCCAGTTCGATGTAGCGATTGCCACGTTTCCACTTCGGCGGGTTGAAATGCTTGGCAGCCAAGTTTGCAATGTATTTCGCTTTACGCGAAACAAAACCTTCGGCCATGTCGCCAAATACTTCTTCAAACGCGTCGTCTTCCTGCGGGCAGATAATCAGACGTTCGAAACGGGCGAGGTGACGTTCCCACATTTTCTGCGAGATTGCTTCACCGGCAAAGTCCGAGTCGTTGTCTACGACGTTGTTGCCGCCGCCGCTGCCGTTATCGTCGTCTTCGTCATCGTCGTTGCTGTTGTTATCCTTCGCCGCTGCTTTTTCAGCTTTTGCCTTTTGGGCCAGCAGTGGTTTCAGTTCCTGCAACGTTTTGTCGAGGACCAGACGATACAGCTGTTCGTGCAGTTTTTGCTGCTCGATTTCAGCCGCGCTGGTGCCATCCGCGCCGTTGAAGTCTACCATTGGAACCGGGTGGAAACTTTCGATTGCAGACGGGAGCATATACGCCCAGTCTTTTTTCTCTTTGACGATGAACGAAATGTAGTGACCCAGTTTATCTACCGCACGCTTGCCGTTGAGCGGTTGATAAGTCTGTACAAAACGATCACCAATTTTTACCGCTGCTGCCTCTTCGTTCGGCTTGATGTTGGCAATGTCACCAGCGCGGAAAACGTGCGGTGCTTTGAGGGCGATTTGCGCCTCAATGTCTTTTGCCCGGTCAGGCATCACAGTACCGGTCAGCAGACGCAGCCATTTCACGGTGGTGGAAGAGGTCAGGATTTTGGTTGCACGGTGACGCGCCGATTTGAACGACTTCAGGTTGTGCGATTCGTCAATTGCCACGTAGTTGGAACCGAGGCGACGGAGGAATTCGAGGTTTTGCGAGAAGTTAACCTGTGCCGAGCCAATGCAGACGCGGGTGTTACGACCTTGGATGAAGGTCATCGAACTGATGAAAATGGTGTTTGGCGGCGCATTTTTTGCCAGATCGGCCAGCGCTTTTTCACCCATGCCCGGAGTTTTCGACCAACGCGCCATCACGTCGGAACTGATCGGAAACGCGTTCCAGTTCGAACCGAGGAAATAACGAATTTCCTCACACCACGTATTGATCAGACCGTTAGGGCAGATCACCAACGGACGCACAATGGTGCCCGTTTCTTTCATGTCTTTCATCAGACATGCAATGTCGATCGTACCTTGCGAAGTTTTACCACCGCCCGGCGCCAGCGCCAGAATTGCGAAGGTTGGCGGGTTTTTCTTACGCAGCGAACTTTGCACGTTTTCTTGGTGCGGGAAAATTGCACGTGCTTCATCTACCAGACCGGGAACCTTGATATCGTCCGAGTTGAACGACGGGTCCGGCTGGATCGATTCGATTTGTTCCTGCGCCTCGGCAAAGATTGTTTCCGAATTTGGCGCGTATTTCCCAAGCATCACAGCGAACGGCAGAACGTCTTTGTACAGCACGGCGTTTGGCTGCGCCGTGACGGTCATGGTTACGCGCTTATCCGGGTACTGATCGTTTGCGCCCATATCGACCGTGCTGCTGCCCTTGCGAGCGTTGGCGAAGTGGCCAATATCTACCGCGTTGATTGCATCCAGAATTTGCTTGAAAACTTGGCCGCCGAAATACTTGTAGCAGCGGACGAATTCAGCAGTGGTCGAAACCGAACTGTTGAAATAGTTTTCGTTGTTTTCCAGTTCCAGACTCACGTCGGCGGCACGTGGGTTTTTGTCACCAGATTTCAGACTATCGAAAACTTCATTCCACAGGTGCGTGCCCTGTGCGCCCGAAGCCATGTCCAGCGTGACTTCCAGCAGGTTGAGAATGATGCCTTTGATGTTGCCTTTGAACCGTGGGTAAATTTCACCCTTCGTGTTCATGTGCTTCTGGTAATCCATCGAGAAATCGAAACCTTGTTCGGTCGGCAATTCCTCATAGTTCAGGGCGCGCAGTGCGCTCTTCAGCAGATCATCCAGTTTCGGCGCTTTGTTATCGGCGTAAGCAAGGCGCATGTACAGGTTGATAATGTTGTCAACCACTGCGGTTTTTGCAAACTTTGCCGAATCAGCAGCCGCACCGTAAACCTCTTCCGCTTCCTTGTAGGCGTAGGCGGTGTGTTCGTGGTGGTTCAGCGTGTACATGGCCTGCGCAAAGGTGCGCTTGACCGGCTGTTCACCGTCTTTTGCCATGTTGAAACCGAGCCAATCGGCAATCGCCAAAGAATCAGGCGTAACCGAGCCAATCGAAACGCTGGTGTTGGTCAGGCCGGGCGTGGAAGTGGCCTGAATGTTTACACCAAAGTCCCAATCAAAGCCGAGAGAACAGCCGTCAAATTCGGCAAGTTTTGCCATCATTTGATTGAGGCGTTCGATATCCGATTCATCGATCCACGGCCATTGTTCCGGGCTGGAATCCATCTGGAATGCAGCGAGCGGAATTTCGAGACGACCGAGCATTTCCAGCAGGTCTTCAGATGCTTTCTCGAAATCTTCGGCCAGCGTGGTATCTTTCAGCACATCCACCGATGGACGAACGCCCATGGTGCCGTTAGGCAGGATGTACATGTTTTCCGCGTTGCCTTTGGTTTTTTCTACAACAAAACCGTTTTGTTCACGCAGCGCAGGGATCTTTTTCAGCGTCGATGCCGAGGTGGCATAACGCGGGATGTGATCCATGTTGATCGCTTTGGTGTTGGTGATCGTGTACGCCTTGCCGGTGCCGGTTACTTTCGCACGCAGAACCTGTGCAATGTACAGCGAGAACCAGCTGTTTGCGCGGGTCATGCTTGGGCGTTCGGCTTCCGGGGTTTGCGTCACGAAGTGGGCAACGTCGGATTCCAGAGTGAAACGCAGCGAGGTACGCAGCGTGAGGTTCAGCAATTCCGCTTCTGGCGTGGTGCGCGGATTTTCACCGTTGAGCATTTCGTTGACGCGCTGATTCATTGCGTCACGGCTGTGCACTTCGCGCAGGTTGGTGGTATTGCCCCAACGTTGCGAACTCGCATTGTAGCGCTCGGCTTCAATGTTGTTTTGACGTGCAGTTTTTACAATGTCCTTAACGCGCTTCGAAGGTTGTTTGATAACCTCGACTTGCAGGAATTGTTCTGCGAACGGGTTTGTTACCACGATATCGGTAACGATTTCGCCAGCGGTCGGCAGTTTGATGCCGGTGTGTTTCACCCAAATGGCTTCGATATCGCTGAACTTGGTGGTCAGCGGAATGCCACGGTGAATCATGCGGTCGGAAACGGCGAGGGTGCCAAACAGCATCATGTGAATTTCACGTGCTGCTGCCAGAATTTTCTCACCGATTGGCGATTGCCACTGACCACGGCGGCGCTCGGCAGTAATCGGGTTTTGGTTGTCGTGTGGCAATTTCGACGCAGTGTCGATTTTGCTATCTTCCACACCGAAATAAGGGGCTGGCAAGCCTTCCTCTTCCGGGTCCGCACCGGCACCCATCAGAACGAAATCGAGGCCCTCATTGTAGCGTTTGGAACGATACACGTTGTGGAACGCGGAAGAGGTACGACGGCTGGCGCGCAGGAACGAAACCACGTCGGCTTCGGTCGAACCGCTGGAACGCTTGGACTGGAACAGATCCACATGGATTTTGGAAATCTCATGGGCCACTTGTTCCTGATCGAAATACGACAGGTAGTTGGCTTTCGCCATAACCAGACGCATGAAACGGAAAAACATGTTGATGTTTGCCGTTACGTCCGACAGCGATTCCAGAATAGGAACGAGGAAGTTACGTTCTTTTTTCGGGAAGAAAAACGACTCGAATTCTGCGGTGCGCGCAGGTTCGAGCGTGACGGTGCGAATAGATTTTACGAAGTCGGAACTATCGTCACCCTCTTCGTCGTCTGCATCCCCATCATCGTCGTCGCCATTGTCGCGGGCAAATGCGCTCATGGATTCCATGGCAGCAGTTACGTCGCGGTGTTGGCGGTGCAGGCGCATTTGGCGCGCCAATTCGGATTCGTTAAAGTCTGCGCGATTCATTCGACGGCCTCGGAAATTACGCCTTCAGTTTGAACGAGGTAGGTCCACACATTCGACGGCTGTTGTTTGAGTTCGTTCGCCAGTTTGACCAGTGCGCGAGCGATGCAGAATCGCACGTGCGGATCTTTTTCGTCGGACATGAGGTCCAACGTGTAATAGGCGTAAAGGTTGTTGTATTCCTGCTTGCGGAAAACTTCGAGGAAATCGGCGGTGGCCTGTTCCATGTCGAAGGTTGGCGGCGGCAGATCATCCAGATAATTGGCGTAGGAATTATCGGCCAAATCTTGAATGTCGTTGCGCAGAACTTCTGCCAGATCCAAAATCACTTGCAGTTTCTTTTCGGGGGCTGCGTCACCCTTTTTGATGATTGCCAGAATGGATTCAACACCATCCAGCGCGGTTACGATGCTCATCGCAAATCCTCAAGTGTAGCCCGGCGCCAGATGGCAGCGAGTTCTTTTTCTGTGTTCAGGTAGTAAGGCATTTCAATCGTGACGTAAACCTCATAGGCCAGCGCCAGATAGTCGCCTTTCAACCGACCGATACTAACCCGGAATTGTGGGTTAAAAATCATCGGCACCCAATCCCATCGTTTCAGCTGGGAAAAGTTGGCGGGCCTTCGATCTTTCTTGACCTGCACAACTTTGCCGTCTTTGACGGTGCGCACCGTGGAAAGCTTCAATGCATCAGGAAATTCCTTGAGCACTTTTACGCTAACCATTCGATTGATCAGGTAATCCAGATCAAAGCGTTGCGGTTTCATTTTCACTTGACCTGTAATGGTGAAACCACTAACGATATTGGTCAAATGATCTACATTCAGTTCGATATCGAAGCTATGCCGTTGCGGCACCAAATGGGTCAGCAAAAACTTTTGCGTGAGGGCTTTGTTTAGGTCGGCATACAGTTTATTTACAGTAAACCAATCACCCACTTTCTTCAGCGTTTTGAGTTTGGTCCCGGCCTGCTGTAGGAGAACCCGGAAACACTCAGCGAGCATTTTGGGATCTTTTCCTTTCGTGTCAGGCAGTTCCAAAAACGCTTCCCACGAACCCGCATAAGCCGGATCAACGTCGGATGGCATTTTTAGATTCGGCATCTTTTTTCTTCTTCGAAAGGATCAATTGTTTCGAGTGACGGCTGCTATGCTGCGCCGCGTGGCAATCTGCACACAACGTTCGCAAATTCTGCATTACCGTTTGCCCGCCCATTGCTACAGAACGAATGTGATCTACCTGTAGGTATTCGGTGCTTGGACATTTCGTGCATTTGTACCCGTCGCGTTGCAGCACCTTTGCACGAACAGCCATCCATTCGGTGCGATTGCCATAAGCTTGCTCTTTCGTGCGTCGGACCTTGGCCACCACTTTCGCCTTACCCGGCCCGCAAATAACGCTTTTGACTTTCTTGGGCGCAACGCGTGTGGGCCTCATAGCAATACCTTCCTCATTCGTTCCAACGCCTTGGGATATTCTTCAGTCACGGTTTCCGCAACTTCGCTCAAGGTGTTTTTCATTTTCTTCTGAAGTTCGGCGCTGATATCTTCGTCTTTCACGAACTTGGAAATGGCGCCCATCATATGGAAATAGGTATCGGTGAAACCTTGCGCCACAATCTGTTGATACGGTCGCAGCACCACCATTTCCAACTCGGTAATCTGTGCAGAAATATCGCGGGTTGCACGCAGGTCTGCGATTACCTCACGAATCTGCGAATAGATGGTGTTGAGCGCATAAACGTCTTTGTTGTAAATGCGGTCTTCCATCTGCTCTTCGAGACGGCCAGCGGTACGCACCAGCTGCTCGAAAATACGCCGGGTTTCCGCGTCGAATTCGTCAACGGGTTGCGGCAGGTGCACATACTCTTCGATGGCACCCATTAATTCCTGTTTGCCCTTCGCCTTTTTCTTCAGTGCGACAGGCCCAGCGACCACCATTTCCTTACCGGCAGGAATGTACTCACCTTCGACACTCTTTTTCTTCTTTTTCTTGGCTGTATCTTGACCAGCCTTGAATTTGTTGTCTACGGGTGTGAGGTCTTCTTTTTCTTTCGGTTTGAGCTTTTTCTTTTTCTTGACTGCTGGACCACGCGATTCATCGAGGTCTTTATTCCGTGGCTTGCCCCGGCTATCAATCGAGATTCCATCATCTTCGTCGCCACCGCGAACGGTGCGAACTTTTACCTTTGCCATAAATCCCCCTAAACCGACAAAAGGGGGCGCATGGCCCCCTTCTGAATTTACTGCTATTTCTTAGAAGAAGACGTGGCTGCGAACGCGAGTCATGAATTCATCGAAGTATGCCGGGCGGCGTGCGTAAACGCGGCTGTAGAACGACGCGAAACGGTCGGTATCAGCAGCCGAGGCAACGGCTACGGAATCCTTGGCTTCCTCTTCGTCCAGATCGACGGCGCCAGCGGTGACAACGATCATTTCGCGGTGAATGGTTTCGGTTTGGCCATTCGGGCGAACAACGAAAATTTCCGGGGTTGGCGAACCGTCTTCGTGATCGATGGATGCGCAGGCGAATGCCATTTGCAGATCAGCCGATTGCTGGGAGACGTAAACGATCAGGTCGCCACCTTCCACCATTGCGCGATCTTGCGAGGATTGCAGGTGCAGGTTTTTGTTGTTGAAATCGTTGTGGTCGTGGGTAGCGCAGGCCAGCAGCTGTTTCATCACCAGCGAGTCGTCGGCGCAAACCGATTTGACCATTACTTCACCGGTTGCAGTTTTGCGCAGGGTCCAGAGATTTTCGCTCTGATCCATGTACATGTTGGCCGCAACGGCTTGGTAGTTTTCACGGTTTTGATCGGTCACGACAACGCGTTCGGAAACGACGCCCACGATACCTTCGAAGTGGTGCAGGGTCGGTTCAGCGGCCAGCGAAACAAAGGAACCGTGAATCGGGGTGATCCCTTTGAATTGTTGGCGAATGCCGTTGAAAACCTGTTCTTTGGTGGCGCCAGCGGAAGCAACGGCAACGATCCGCATGAAACGGTCGTCAATTTCGAATGCATCGCGGATTTGAACGTTGGTTGCTTCGGTTTTGGTGGAAGTAACCAGAGCGCTACGGGCTTTGGAAGTGTCAAATGCCATGTTGGAAAATCTCCAGTGGATGTACGATTAAATTATGAATTGTTTGAATTCATCATCAGAAGAAGTTGCGGAAGAAACCAGCAGTAGATCCACGACCCGGATAACCGGGCAAGCGGGTCATTGCGGTATTCGAAATGCCGAGAATACCAAATGCACGGCTGGTATCGATGAAACCTCCACCGATGCTGCCATCGCCACCCAAAGCATTTGCGCGACCCAGCAGTTTTTTCAGCGGTTTAACTTGCGATTCAATCTGTGCATCGATTCGACCTAATGCCGCTTCGAGTGCAGGTGTGCGGTCAACGTTCAGGCTTACGGTTTGGCCGCCGAAATCGAATGCCAAACTACCTTCTGCCAAGTTCTGCGCACCCAGCGCGTAAATGCACGAACAGGTCAACCATGCGTCGAGCAAAGGCCCTTGCATGTTGGTGCCTGTGAAGTTGGAAATGTTCGGTTGCAGCGAGTTAAAGAAACTCAGGCCACGACTCAAATATTCCATGATATCGGATTGTGTGTATTCCAATTCAGGAATGATATTCGCAACCCGCGCCCGGTTAATGTAATCCTCAAGCTGGCGGCTGGCTGTGAGGATTTGCGGGGTGATGGCCCAAACCTTGTAAGTCAGCGTGGTTTTTGCCAGCTGGCGTACAGGCGTATGATCAACCAGCATGGTAAGCGGTGCCATTTTCGGATCGCCCATAATTGCAGGCATATCGATCACGGTTCGCTTATTCATTGCCTCGATTTTGATTTGTGGATCTTCCACATTCCAATTGTCGAAAACAGTCTGGTTATTGAAATACAGGGAAACGGTCAGTTCATCACCGGCCTTGGCTTTGCGCGCCGGTTTCCCTTTGGTCAAATCCGCTTTCCGTGCAGGCACCGGGGCTTTGTAGGTAATCGGAACCGTTAGCTGCATGCGGGTATCACGCCCACAAATAATCACGATATCCGATTCACGCCCAAGCGTTGCAGGTTCTACCGTGATTTTGGTACGCGCTTGGAAATGCCCGCTGTCCGATTCGAACGACCACCGCGCCAGCAATTCCACAGAATCGCGAAGATCCATATTGGGAATTGGCAGGTCGGCAATCCACTGCCCCGGAATCGATGAATGCGGTTTCGCGTAGACTTCAGCGATCACCGATTTATCAACATCGAACAAACGCACGAACGGGGCCGGGGTGTTTTCAGAGGGGATTACCGGCTCTTCGAAATCATCGAAAAACTCTTCGGTAATTGTGCACGTTGTGCCTTCGTATGCGTTCAATCTACAACTCCTTGAGACAGCCGTAGGGCCAACGTCTCAATGTCGTGCAATCCGTTTTCTTCCAGAGGCAACAGGGCGGCTAAACCAGCTTCCTCGGGTTCGATTTGGTTTTGGACATAGCGCAGTAGGAATTGGCGGATTTCGTCTAGTGCTTCGTCCGCAAACTGCGCGTAATACTTGCTGCGTCGGCGCATAGGCAGGTTCGGTGCAATGAATCGAACGTAATATTCAATGAATTTTGGCGTCCATTCCACGTGCAACAGATCCGGCATTCGCTGCCAGAAATCCAGCGTGTATTTCCAATCCGCCATGGACGAATAGAACATTGCACGTGGGATATTCTGGTAAAGAAGTTTCGCAGCAGTCGTGTCCACTCCACCGCTGAAGTCACCGATTTTACGGATAACCGCTTTCGTCACGCCCCCGGCAATGTCGTACAGATAACGCTGATCACGTTCCATCATTTGTTGCATGCGGGCACGTGTCAAAATATTCAGCGGAATCGAGATACTGATGAAGTCGGAAGCTTGGTTATCCGCTTGTCCCCAAATGCAGGTGTAACCGCGCAGCCATGCAGGGTGCATAGGTTTCGCGGTATCGGCATTTGTCCTGATAGTTCTGGCGAACGTGAACACCAGCCCAGTTCGCCGCACTTCTTTTGGTGGATAATCGACTAGGCCCACACTGGTATCGGTGTATTGTGAGTACACGTTAACCAGCGTGAACGTGGTTTTGAAAACGAACACCAATGGCGTTTGTTTCAGCTGGTCAACCACGTAATCAAGGACCATCGGAATGTCGATTAGGTATCGATCACTGTTGTAGGTGGTGATATAGGAATCGCCGCCTTGGGGCCAAGCCGATAAACGAAAATTTAACGGCTTTGGGATATGGTTGTGCATTACTTCAGCGTGAGGCTGTAGGAATGCTGGTCCCCATCGATGGAGCGCAGCGAACTGGTGTAACCTTTCTTGGTCAGTGCTTTGACTTCGCGCAGGCCATTCAAGGTGTTGAGAACTGCCATCTGAATATCGCGATTTCCTTCAGGGAATTCGACAACGATTTCGTTCGGTTCAACCATGACGCCAGAAACGCCATCGATTTTCGACAGCAGGGTTTGCACTTCGGTTTGATCGACTTTGAGGTCGGCTTTAACGGCGAACAGAACCACGTTGTGACGGGCAATTTCGCGGTCGATCATGCTGGTGAATTTGCCGCCGATTGCAGCAGTATCATCACCCGGAATTTCGGTGCCGAGGTTGTACAGATACGGCAGGGCCACGCGATCCAAAATGTTCACGTAGGTTTTGAAGTTGAACGCGGTTTCGGTAGGCTCGGCACGAACGGTGATAACCACTACCAGCGCCTTGTGCACGCCTTCGACGTAATTGCGCCAGTGGGTAATGTCACAGTTCAGGATGAAATCCATACCGCCGTCTTTTACACCAACGTTGATGTAGTAGGCGAGTTCGTCGTCTTCGTCGGATTCAGCACTTTGTGCCGCGTGCTGTTTTTCCATCTTGTCGAAGTATTTCTGCACACGTTTGAAAATGTCACCCACTTCATCCGGCACGAAGTTGTCGGCCAGTTCGGACATTGCGTGCAGAGTTTCGGTGTAGACTTCAAGCATGGCGTTGTACATGGCCACCTGATCTTTGACCAGTGCGTTCATGCCTTTGTGCTCGGAAGCCTTACACAGTTCGATCATTTTATCGAGTTCATCGATTTTGTCGCGCAGTTGCAGGGCGTCGAGGTTCTTTTGCAGTTCCCGTTTGCCCGGCATTTTCAGCTTTTGCACAGTCAGGCCGAGGCCCGCATTTTTGTTGCTGCCACCACCTTCGCCACCGCGCACGGTGCGCACTTTGACTTCGGATGCGGTAGCTACGTTGGAACGGTGGTTTTTACCAAAGAAAAACCGCAACAGGCTGGTGAACTTCGACAGCAGACGGCGATAACCGCTCTTTTGGCCCTTGTAGTATTTGATCAGCTGCTCAGGCGACATGCGTTCGAGGTAGCTAAAGTCTTTTTTGCTCATTACGATTGTTCCATGATTGTGTTGAGTTTGTCTTTTTCTGGCTTGCCGACGTTAAGCAGCTTCGTCAGTTTATTCAATGAACGCACATCGTAGATTTTCCGCTTGCCCACGACGAACGAAATCATGAAATTGTTCCCGTACTGCGACACACGGTGAATGATATCAGTGTTCGGCAGATTCACCGCACGTTTCAGATACGGCAGAACGCGCATCAAAAACTTGTTGATATCTTCAGGCTTCACAAACGGTTTGAGAATCACATTCAGGCGATCATCTGTCACCTCAACGTTTTTCACCAGCTTGGACGCCAGCAGCTTGTCGTCATTGGGAACGGGGCCAGCCACGTATTCGAAATCGGACAGGTTGCCCATGATGTACGTTTGCACATCCTTGGCAGTATCGACCGCTGTTTCCTCGGACGATACGAACGGAGAGTCTGGAATGGAAATGTAGTAGTTGCCACCCAGTAACGCCAGCTTAACCGTGATAGGCCCGCTAACAAATCCGTTCTTATCCTGCACACCACTATCGGTCCTGAAGCAAATCATTTGATACTCAGGCAGACGGATATGCAGTTGAGTTGTGTGGCTAATGCGCGAAAGGATTTTGTAAACGCCTTCCGACAAATAATTCAGGTGCTTATCCATTCGACTGGAACAAACGCCGTCGATTAGATCCATCAGCGTCTTTTGGAATGCGCGGATATTGGATTGCAGTGCGCTAATCATTTGGAAACAACGATCACGTTTCGAATCGCTGAATTCCTGTGCAACAGATCGGGCGCAGCGTAACTCAACCAGCGAGTCTACGCAGAATGTAAGCGCTTCAACGCCATCCGAAACCTTCAGGAATGGCAGCTTCTTTTGGTTGAACTTCGAAACCAAAACGCTCGTAGCCGTGTTAATTCGGGTTAATACCGTTACGACTTCATTGGCGTTTCGGGCATTCTTTAGATCGATGATGTTTGGGTTATCATCGATGTATTTTGATTGTATTTGCAATGCACGTACACCCGAATAGGAGGATATACGATTAAATTATGGTCCAGAACGCAAAAAACCCGCCTCCCTATTAAGAGAAGCGGGTTTCCTGTATTGCGTTAAGCCTTATTGCCTATTAGGCGAATTTGGCTTTTGGTACTGCGCCACCAACTTTGGCTTTAGCCTTGGCGCCACCTTTGGCCGGGGCTTTCGCTTCGGCTGCGGGCTTTTTGGCGGCAGGTTTCTTAGCTGCTGGTTTTTTCTCGGCGGCTGGCTTTTTGGCCCCCGACGGTTTTTTGCTAGCTGGCTTTTCAGCTGCTGGCTTTTTCTCGGCGGCTGGCTTTTTGGCAGCAGGCTTTTTGGCAGCAGGCTTTTCAGCTGCTGGTTTTTTGCTGGCCGCTGGTTTCTTCGAAGCCGGTTTTTCAGCGGCTGGGGCAGCTACTTCCTTCGGCTTGTTCTTGCTACCAGCTGGGCGGCCCGGACCTTTTTTCACCGGAGCTTCAGCAGCTGGGGCTGCTGGAGTTTTCGGTTTGTTTTTCGAACCGACTGGGCGGCCCGGACCTTTTTTCACCGGAGCTTCAGCAGCTGGGGCTGCTGGAGTTTTCGGCTTGTTCTTGCTACCAGCTGGGCGGCCCGGACCTTTTTTCACCGGAGCTTCAGCGGCAGGTGCGGCAGCCGGGGCAGCGGCAGCAGCTGGTTTCTTAGCTGCTGGTTTTTTCGCGCCTGCTGGCTTTTTCTTGGCACCGCCACCGAAGTGTTTGTTGGCGATTGCGGCAACGCCATCGGCTTGCGCTTTCTTACCAACTTTGTCCACATCGACAACGCGTTTGTGTTTGGTGCTGATCGGCTTCGCTTGGAAGTTGCTGATCATGTTTTTCAGGGAGAATTTCCCTTTCGACTTGATCTTCTTCAGCGCGGCTTTGTGAGTCGAAGTCGCCTTCACGCGCTCGGCTGCGAGAGCTTTACGTGCGTCGGCGTAACGGGCTTTTTCCTTCTGGCGCAGTTGTGCACGCGCTTGAGGGGTTTTGCCCTTGGTTTTGATCGCTAGCAGAGCTTTCTTGTGCTGGCTGGCCAGCGAGTCGGCTTTGCGGCTGATTTGAGCGCGGATTTGACGCTGCGCGTTGTGAGCATCGCGGCGCTTACCAGCAGCATGCTGACCGGAGTCACGCAGTTTGCGGCGTTTGATCCACGCGGCTTTGATCTTTTTCGCTTCAGCTTCGGTTGCACCGTGGCGCATGGCCTTGGTGAAAACGTTCTGCGCATGCATTTTCAGCTTTTCAGCCGGGGTCATGGCCTTGTAACGGGCGCGGGCCTCACGGTTGATTTTGTGCTTGGTTTTCTTGCGGCGAGCTTTCGCCTTTTTGCGCTCGGTTTTAGCCGCTGCGCTGTTGTCCACTTGGACGGCTTTGTAGACCATCGCTAGATCCTCGAATAAGGTTGTGTTTAGTTGGCCTTAATCGCAGCGCCGCGATGACCAGTCAACTAAGAATAAATTAGTATTATTGGAAAATACTAAAATATCTTGGTCGGCCCGTCAGAACCCAAGGACGTTTTTGGCTTTATGCACTTCTTTTAATGCCAGTTTGATTTGCTTTTGCGTCAAACCTTCGGCACCGAGGAATGATTCCAAACCGAATTCAGGGTCAATATCCGCCCGGTCGATTTTAATGGTATCCGCGTCCTCAATTGCTTTATCCTTATGGCCGGTATAAACAATGCCGCCCGTAATATTCGGATATTGCAGCATAATATCTGCTGGCACCGGCACTTCTGGATCAACGTGCAGTTTATAGCGGATATTCGAATCGTGCTTGAGTTTCTTGAAATCGTTGAGGTCTGTAATGTGAATATTCAGCAGGGAAAAACTGGGTTTATTCTCAACGAATTTATGCTCTACTTCGATCTTGTCACCGATCAGTTTCACCCGCGCATGCACAAACCCTTTGGGCAGCGCTTCACCGAAGTTTTTCTGGAACGGGTTGCCACAATAAATGGCCCGTTTGGCTTTCATGTACTGGTATTGGTGGATGTGGCCGCTGATGGTGAAATCGTTTTTATGCGATTGCAATTCCTGTTTGGTTTTCAGGGTACGCCCGTTGTCACCAATGGCCCCTGTATATTCGACGTGTGCCACGTTGAGTGCACCGGTCTTTTTCGACAGGGTTTTGAGCGCAGGGAAAGGCAACAGGTTGACCGGCACACCGTTGATTTCGATGCGCTCGGGTTTCAGGATGATTTGCAGGTTTTTGAATGCTTTGGTCTTGGTCAAACGTCGCATGAAATTCATGGACATTTTATCAATGTGTTCGAAGTCGTGGTTGCCCGCCACGTAAATGAACGTAAGCAGCGAGTCATATTTGTGGAACAGGTTGAACAGGTTTTGGTAGGTATCAAATGGCAGGTTGGGCGTATCGGAAATGTCGCCCGGAATGATCATGTATTTGATGCCGTTACTCAACGCGTACTGAATGATCTTTTCGGCCTCGGCCAGAATGCGTTCATCGCCATCTTGGAAATGTTTGTTCAGGCCGGTGAGGTGCCAGTCCGAGGTGAAAACGGCTTCAAATTCTTTTGCCACAATAGGTTCCTAGCGAGTCCAATTGAGTTCGAGTTTATAACCCAGTTTTTCCGCAATGATGATCAGCACTTCGAGGTCGGCATTGACCAGCGATTCGTGTTCATCATCAGCGAAATCCGGGTGGAAATACGGCATGAGTTCCCGGCACAGAATGCCACCGATATTCAGGTAGGTTTTCTGCACGTAACGGCGTAGGCATTTGGCGCTGGTTTCTTTCTGGCCTTTGCACTGCGGGCGCGCCTGCCGGGACAATTCGTTGATTATGATGGCGTATAGTTCTGCCTTCATAGTGTTTACAGTTGTTGTCATGCTCGACATAACCCCTTTTCCAGTTTGCGCTCAACCTTCACTTGGAACGTGATGCTACGCTCTGCACGCGCAGGCAGCATGGAGAAAGCGAGGAAAACGTTACCGAGGTGTGCACGCCCAACCTTGTGGGCCTTACGGCGACCGCGCAGCCAGATGAATTTGATATCGCCGTCGTCTTTGTCCATCAGGCGCACCAGACAACGGTTTTTATCATCGTGAATTTCGTATTTGGTGCAGGCCTGAACGTTGACGTTTTTCAGTTCTTCCACCAGCCCTTGGTGCTGCATGTTGGCCACGAATGCTTGGCACTCGGCAACCATTTGTTGCGGCGACACTTTGAACAGGCTTTCGGTCAAAGATTCTTTGAGTTGCGCGCTGATTCTTTCTTGCAGCATGCGCACCGTTTGACGTACAACGATCCGATCAATTGGATGCATTTTGTGCGGCCTCCCGTGACATGCGGCGTTCTTTTGAGCGGCCCAGTTTCCACGCGGCTTCTACGATTGCTTGGTTGATATTGCCGGGAATTGGATCACGTGCAGTTCCCGCACCATAGCCCACGACGCCCCACATATCGTCATTGTTTTTGTGCTCTTTGCGGTAGGCCACAATCTGCTTGAACCCTTCCGCGAAATACACGTCAATTCGCAGGTACGTTTGCAGGGCCAAACAGTGGTCATTGTTGGTCAACGGTGCCCAGTCGATAGCCTCCATTTCTTCCTGCGTGCGATCAGCTGCAACACCGGCCAAACGTTCCATTTCTTTGTTGCCCATCATTTAATGTCCTTGAGGGTAAGCAACAGGCCAACCGGGGGATTGGCCGGGTCTTGAATATTGTTGATGAATGCAAAACGTTCCAGCGTCACAGCAGGCTGGAAACGGTCGAAGATTTCTTGCAGATTGTCACCGGGTGCCACGGTGTAAACCGCGAAGTCACGGGCGTTTACGCGTTCGAACCACATTTCCGTATAGATCCGCACGTGGTCGCTACAGGTTGCACAACGCGTAAAGAAAACGTCACGATCCAGTGGGTCCAATTGTGAGGAAATGCGCTCGATATCAGCTGCTGTTTTATGAATTTCTTCGATCAATGCATTCATGCAGATTCCTTAACGGAGACGGATCAACTGACCGGGGAAAATCAGGTCAGGGTTTTCCAGTTTGTTGATGCGTGCGAGTTCGCGCCAGCAAATGCCGAAAGTGGCGCCGATTTGGGACAACGTGTCGCCTGCAACCACACGGCAGTAACCGAGTATCAGACACTGGATCATACCGGAATAGTTGCGCACGTTGGTCAGCACTTCCTGCGGCAACGACAGGTCTTCCTTGTCGATCAGTTTCTGAATAGTTTCAGGCAGATTGTCTGCAATAAAATCGTCAGACAGTGCCTTGGGTTCGGCTGGTTTCCACAGCTTGCAGTATTTCAACACGTTCGGCACGTCGGCGGAATCAACAGGCAACACCACAAGGCAAGTTGGCTCGGCGTTGCAGATGGTGTTTTCGTGGCCCGCGTGATGAATCAGCGTTTCCTGAATTTTCAGGAATTCGCGTTGAGTTGCACGCACCACAACCTTGCGGAAAGATTCGTCAAACCATTTGAAATAATGGGCACGTTTGGCGCCGTCGAGGCAGGTGAACTTGTCGTGTGCAGTCAGCACCGAATGCGCGACCAGTGTAGGCACCATGTAATCGGGCGCGTCTTCACGTACAGCGATGTACATTTTCAACATTTTGGGAGTCCATGACAGAAAGAAACTTCGTGTTTTTTCGCGTAGACGTGGGCCAGCCGACGACTACGGAACCACAGTTGAATCATCGGGGCCTTGGTGAACGTGACGTATGCCCCTTTGCGCCCACTCTCGACCGTGTAACGCGGTGCCGTGTTGTGTTCCGTGATCAGCTGCGCCCAATCCTGCAAAAACTTCAGCATTTTCGAATCAGGATTTTCAATGGCTTCGCACGTCGATTCCATGGGCGCTGGGGAGTTTGCCCAATCCATGCGCTGGATCTTGAACGGTTGAAAACTCATACCGTGCGGCGCGTTTTCGAAATTGACCGTGAACTCTTCGGGCCGTTTGCCGTAATCGGAAAATCCATCTGCCACGAAAATCACGTGCGGATTCCTTCTTTCAACACCTGTTCGATGTTGAGGTCGGCGCACTTGAGCAATTCGATCAGATCGTCATAGTTGAAGCGGTCGATATGCCCGCTCAACAAATCCTGCAACCGGCCATTAGAAATCCAGAGCTTCTGACAGATTACTTCTGGATTCTGGCCCCAGCTTTTGATTTCACGAACAAGGCGGCGCATCAGGAAAGAGCGCAGACGCATTGCAGGAACTTCATCGGCAGGCAGCAAATGTTCCCAAACGCAATGGTTATTCATTTTTCAGGCTTCCTGTATACGTCGGTAATCAGGTCGGTGCGCGTAATGTGCGGAATGGCACCCGGCTTGATGGTTTCGCTCAAAATGAGATGCGTGTGTTCCGGCGTTTCTTCAACGACTATCGGATACGGACCTTCACCGAACACGCGCTGTTCCCCGGCAATCAACTCAGATGAAATTCCCAAACTTTCGTACATGCGCGCCTGAAGCTGTTGTGCCTCAGCTTCACCCCACGTAACCCAGCCACGTGTCGGACCCTTTTCGGCAGGGACCACAATGGCCCCAGTTTCGTCAGGTTCTGCCTGCGAAATATCCTGTTCAATGATCATCTGATTTTTCCTCGATTATTTCGCCGGTTTTTGCATCGCGTGGCACGTACCACTGGCGATCATTCGGCAATTCCCATCCGGCAGGCAGTGTGATATCGATTTTCAACATGTTGTTTTCGATATCTTCCGGGCTGTTGTTGGTTTCGTCGCAAATCACTTCCCAATCATGCGGCATGTTTGTTTCCTCGGCGTCGTGCGAGCATTTCGCGTGCGGTTTCCGGGTGCAGTTCGAAAATGTTCAGCGGCCTGCACCGTGTCAAATGGTGGGGTTTATATTTGGTTGGGAACCACTCACCTCGGTACATGGAAAATTCGAACACTACACGCCCACGGCGGCTGTAGAACATTTCGCTAATGCCTTTGGAAATAACGTGGGTTGCAGTGCGTGGGGATCGAGAAATGCCATTCATTGTTCGGCGGCCCCTCGGTTGATAGCGCGGATGTACCGCATTTCGTAGGCGCTGATTTTGAATTTGTGTGCCACTTCGTCTTCCTCTCCGTCCATTTGCAGGGCTTCGCGGTAGATGCCCACGGTTTCCGTGCTCAGCAATTCCACCAAACGTTCGGCCTGTTTGTCTGTGAGGTAAACGGTGCGGCGCAGCTTTTCAATTCGGTTATTCAGCTGCCGGTAAGTTTCTTTAGACGCCAGCCATTTGCAGGCCAATTGCCGGACCGGAAGCTGGTGTGTTTCCGATGGCATGGTGTAACACCACGTCATGAAGTTGGTGAAGAAAGTTTGTTGCGATGCAGCGTGTTTCTTCGCGTGCAACACCACATCGAATTTGCGGCGCTGGCCCGTCACTTCCTTGGCCGGTGGAATCCCCTTGAAGTCGATCAAGGTAAAGCCGTCAACGTGGAAGTCTTCAGCCTCTTTGAAATCAACCGGAATCAAATCGTGAGGTGCCAGTGAAATGGGATCGTCGCAGACGTAGCAAATGCAGCCCGCTTTGGCTGCGCGTTCCCGGTAGGTTTCGAAACTCACAACACTAACAAAGATCAGGTGTTTGCGTGCTTCGAAATCTGGACCGAGGATTGCGATTTGTGAGCGCTGCACCCCGGATTGGCGCAGGTGTACCAGAACTTTATCGGGTGATGTGTGTGCGAAACCGTAGGCGATCATTTGCCGGACTTTTCCTTCAGTTGTTTCTTGAGGCGGCCAGTCATACCGAGCGCGTCGGAATGGAATTTGATGGCTGCACGGTGGAACGTGTACAGGTTGGAAAATTTCAACAGGCGCAAATCATCTTTCATTTGATTCTCCCGGCCAGTGGCCCAGTAAAGGTGTGACCGGCGCAGGCGTCGATCATTTGTTGGAAATGGTCGTTGTTTTGCTCAATGTATTTTTCGAGCCGGGCCACGCCTTCCTGTACGCGTTGCTCACGTTTCGATTTCAGCTTTGGCTTTTTCATTCCATTCCTTGATCACGTCGAACTCGGCCTGTGCCCGCTTGTTTTTGGAGGCATTGGTGCGCACCAGCTGGCAATACTTGCAGGCCAGTGAAAATTGGGCGTCGAGAATAACTTCGGTCAGGAAGCGGCGCATGTCCTGCTGATACTCGGCATACACGAACGGAATGCGATACTCACCTGTAACGTTTAGCGTAGGCTCGCCGGGGATTTCCGCATAGGTTTTCACTACCCAAAACTGGTAGACGTTCGGGCTGCACGACCATTTGATGCGAGGGGTATAAATCGACGGAAATTGCACACGCTTTTTCATTGAACGTCACTCAGCTTTGCACCCGCTTTGCACAGGTGATAAGTGATGTTGGTGGTGTCTGCCAAATCCATCGCAAATATCACCGAGGCCTCCACCTTGTCTTCGTGCCAGAAGATGCCCAGCAAGCAAGGGAAAATGCTAGGCATTTCATCCGGGTTGTTGACGTAGGGTAGTGCCATGTAATCCACGTCGTCTTCGTTGTCGGTGTAGATGGCGTTCAGAAACTTTTCGATATCGTGAACGCCATTAACGATTTGTGCGTAGACGTTTTCAGACAGCATCGTATCGAACATTGGAAACACCCTTGAATTTTTCTACCGTGACGTAAGAGCATTCCGGGTGCAGGTGCTTGCCCTTCTGCGTGATGATGAACACGTGAGGGACCAGCTTGCGCAGGAACGGCACATAACGTTCTACGAAAAGGTTGGTAGTCGCTTGGTCCATGTGCGCATCTGGTTCGTCCAGAATTGCCAGATTAACCCGGCGATCATCTTTGGCCATGATTACGCAGGCGAGGAAGTGCAGTAGGCGGAAACTATCGGATTCAGCACCCGACAATTCGCGAACATCCGACACATTACCTTGGCCCCGGTCAACCATGATGTGCACGCCGTCGTCTTTGGCATTGACCGTAAACTTGAACGGCTCGGCAAAGATCAGCTGTGCGTATTTGTTGTAATTCTGCTGAAGGCCGTAGACAATTTCGTGCATGGCGTTCAGCTTCAGGCCCTTGTTGCTGTAGGCCTTGGACAGAATCTTAAACCGCTTCATTTTCTTGATCAGCGGCGCGAACTCTTCCACCTTCTGGCTCGCCTCTTCGCGCTGCTTTGACAGCAGTTTGAATTCAGCTTTCAGCGAGCTATAGCGCACGGTGATTTTCTGCGCTTTGGTGTATTTCTTTTCGACCTTTTCCAACTTGGCTTCGACTTCAGCCAGACGCTTGAGAATGTTGTCGTCTTCCGGTACTTCGTCGTACTCTTCCAGTCGCCCTTTGAGACGGGCCACTTCATCCAAAATTTCTTTTTGCTCTTCGATCTTTTCCATCGAAATCGTGCAGCGACGTGCTGGCGGTTTCGGTTTCTTCAGATCGTTAAGCTGGGCCATGATTTCTTCCCAGCGCCCGGCGTTCTTGATGTTTTCTTCCAGCTTATCAATTTCGCCGTTGATCACCTTGATCCGCTTGCGAGCCGCGTAGAAAGCGCGTTCGTCAAACTTCAGGGCTTTGATTGTTTCGGTGTTTTCTTGCTTGGTGATTCGAATTTCCAGCGCGTGGATCATCGAGTGCGCTTTGCCCTTGCGTTTCTTGGCTTGGGCAATGGTTTTTTCCAGATCCTTGACATTGATTGCCTGCATGCAGGTTGGGCAGTTGCCGCCGTCATGGTCATGCAGCAAGTCGGCAAGTTTCATCGTGGTTTTTGCCGTGGTGTACTCTTCTTTCAGAGCCTCCATCGGGTCCACGCCTTGCTTGTTGCACTTGCTCAGGAATTTACGCAGATCCGGGTCCACGTGATCATCAAGGTTTTCCAGTTCGCGCACAGCCGCGTCGTGCTTGTCGCGGACCTTTTCCAGCTTGCGGTCTTGCTCTTCGAGGTGCTTGAGTTCGGTGCGCAGTTTCTTCAGTTGGAATTCTGCTTTCTTGCCACCGCCCTCAACGCCGCCCAGTTCCGCCAGCTTGGCTTCCCATTTCTTGACCTTGCGTTGGTATTCCTCAAGGTCATCGTCGTATTTTTCTTGTTCCTGATGCAGCTTGTACTGGTCGCGCAGTTCGGCCTTGTCGTACTTGAGTTTCTTTTGCAGCTTTTTCAGCTTTTGCTTGGTGGTGCTGTAGAACTCGACCTGCTTGGCCAGACTCTTCAGTTCCTGCCGTTGCGACTGGAGTTTGGTAACTTTTTTGGACTGGGTTTTGACTACTTCTTTCGCCTCAGCCAGTTCCTTATCCAGCTTTTTGTTCCAGCCGTTTTTATTCAGCTGGTCATTGATGTTCATCAGCTGGTGCGTGAACGCGTCCGACTTGTTCTGCGCTACCTTGACCTCTTCGATACGCTTGTCGAAATAACGACGCAGCACGTCGAATTGATCAAGGCGCCAGACTTGGCTGATGTAGGACATGCGGGCGCGGGGCGTGCCGTACAAAAATTCGAGTTTCTTCTGCGATTGCAGGTGCACATACGAATACCATTCGTCTTGTGTCAGCGGCAGAATTTTCTCGATTTGAATACGGGCGTCACCTTGCCGCCCGAACTTCATGTCCTCTCCGTCACGCAGCACTTTGTAACCACCGGCCTGCTGGCGAATGGTCCACTTGTGCCCGAGGTTTTCCACGTCGATTTCGATGAACGAACCTTTCGAGTGGATGCGGTTTTTCTTTTTCGTATCTGCCATTGGCGTCTGCTCGAAAGCGACGTTAGGCAGCATGGAAAACATGAGGGATTTACCTGCGCCGTTGTTCTGCTCTTTCGAGATTCGCGAATCGCGGTTATGGCCGGTAACAGTGGTCAGGCCGCAATTGTTGGTGAAATCAAATTCGCCCATCTTGTACGAAACGATTCCGCCGAAACGGCTACAGGTAATGTTGATCATGGTTTTTCCAGATACTCTCGGATTTCTTTGAGTTGATTAGCTTGCGTGTACTGGTGTTCGAAGCGCAGGCGCTCTTCCATCATTTGCAGGGTCATTACCCATTGTGGATTTGGCGGGTCCATGCGGATGAAACCGGGTCCACGCGGACCGATATGACCGCGTGAACCTGTTGGACCATCAGGCAGGCGGCCCGAGCGGTATTCTTCAATCACTTCTGGTTTCTCCGGGTCTTCGGTGGTCGTGTCGTACAGGTCAGGATCGCAGATTTTGCAACCGCCGCCAAAATCGCAACCGCATTCGACGGTGCTCGAATCGATCAGATCATCCGGGGTGATTTTTGCGTTGGCTGTGATCAAAATGTCTTCACCGTAACCACTAACAATTTCTTCGCTACCGTAGTCGAGGCTTTTGCTCACGATTTCTTTGATCAAACGATCTTCGCTTTCCATGATTTGATCAAGCACTTCAGCCGCAACCTTTTCCAAATCGACGGGTTCGTCATTGGAGTGGTCACGACCACAACGGCACAATTTCGGTTCTGGTTCGTTGGTTTCTTCCGAAGCTTTATCGTCGGCACCAACCCACACATGCACCATGTCGGAATCAGGGATTTCCTGATACAGCGTCACGTCGGCGCCGAGTGCCTGTGCTTTCTCGAAGTTTTCGCGAGTCATTGCAACAATGCCGGTGCTCAGAACGCCGATTTCAGGTTGCGATTTGGCGGCCTGAATTTCTTCATCGTTCAGGCTGTGTGCATCGGCTGCTTCGTGTTCCAGTTCGTCTACAGGAATCCCCAACTCTTCAGCCACATCGGGACTCATGATAACCTCAGTCAGTGGAATGGCCGAAGTTTGTTTGATTGCGTCAGCCAAAACAAAACCGTCTTTGTCCGTGGCCGCGCCGCCCAAACTTTGCACGAAACGCTCGGCTGCTTTGCGCAGACGATCATGCGCCGTCTCTTCGGTGTTTACGGTTTCTTCAGGCTCGCCGGGGTCGCCCATTTTCAGGTTAACGGTGGCGTCCGGGTGCAGGATCAACCAGTCGTTTTCCTTGTCGTGTTTCGCGATGTTGGTAATCAGCAACGCTTCGATCACGGTATTGCGCTTGGATGGATCGAGTTTGAAGCGGTTGATAAATACGTCGGTCTTGACGCCGCCCATGAGGAAACGTTTGATGTTTTCCGGGTCGAGTTCTTCAATCTTTTTGAAGCCGGTGACTTGTGTGCCCATGGCAATCTGCCGTTTTTCTTTCCGGTTTGGATAGTACGGAATGTTGGCTTTGATCATGCTCGACGGGTTTTTGGTATCGTAACCCATGTCGTACAGGTAGCTAAGCACCTCAGCTGGCGGCAGGCGTACCATACGCACGATTTCGAACAGGTTGTACGGTGCGGGAATCAGACGGCAGTAATCGTCCAGAATTTTGAACGATTCTTTGGCCTCCACGATTCGCAGCACGATGAATTTGTGGGTTGGTGCGTAGTCATTGCGCGGGTCTACGAATTCTTCGCCGTCCCATGCAGTCATGGCGCCGGATGCAGCTACGTCTTCGAAAACGATATCGAACAATTCACGCAGCATCGCATGGTTATCGCTCAGCTTTGTGAAGCATTCTTCCGTGGTGAAGGCACCGTCGCATTTGAGGATTTCCGCACGCAATTCCTGTTCGGTCAGCGTGTGGAATTCTTCAGCAACTTTGGGTTCTGGTTCAGCTGGCGTATCACGGGCCACAATTTCTTTGGCAATTTTGGTCGCCACTTCAACCTTCAACGCCTCGGCCAGTGCATCAGAAGCTTTACGCTGGTACAACGTGCCGATTTTTACCACGGAACCTTCACCGGTCAGCAGGCGCAGCAGCTGGCCAACAGAGTGACCAGATTTCATGCCGAAATGCTTGGCGATTTCTGCCGCTGTGCGTTGTGCACCATCCGACAAAAAGGCCAGCACGTCACCGCGTGTAGCCCGTGATTCATCGACTTTGATTTGAGGTTTCTTTTCCGCACTTTCGACCGCTGCTTTAACCGGCGCAGGTTTGGTTCGCAACTGGTCTTCTGCACGATCTACCGCAGCAGCCTCACGGCGGCGCTCAGCTGCCTTTTCCACACGGTCGAGTTCTGCATCCGTATCGTCTTTTTTGAACGATTCGGAAATGGTCAACCGGTTGTCTTCACGATGCAAATACCCGAAACGCATCAGGCGCTCAAGGGCGCGAGTCATTTGGGTATGCTGGGTGCGCAGCTGGTCGCCGTAGTAGGTCAGCGTGCGCCCCGGTTCCTGCTGTACCGCGTAAACCAGATTTGCCTCAAGTGCGGAAAGATCCTTCATTTCTTTATTCGCTCTCTGCGATGAATTTCCCAACGGCGGAATAGAACGCAACTGGTTCATCCACGCTTGCGCTATTGATTTTGGCTTCGATTTCGCTCAGCAGATTCTGGATCAGCACCAGCTCCCAGCTTTCCAACAGCCCAAAAAAAACCGACCCATTCACACAGGTCGGCTTTCGATCGAAACAACTGTGTATAACTCAGCTCTTCTTGATC